CAGTTGCTTTGTTTGAAAACGAGATGCGAAGCGGAACACAAGCAAAGGTAGAAGCGGCAGTAAACCCATTTAGGAGGTATTAGGACATGACAACAGACAAATATCTTTCACAGATAAGCAGAATCGACCATGCGATTGCGAATAAGCTAGAAGAAATCAAAAGGCTATCCGATATGGCAACTTCTATATCCATATCTCCGAAAGAGGTGGATGTGCAATCATCTGGCAATCCCGACAAAATGGGGAGCGCAGTATCGAAGATTGTTGATTTGCAGAATGAAATCCAGACGCTTGTAGATGAATTGGTTGATAAAAGACGGATTATCATATCGCAAATTGACAGCATGGATAATACAGATGTATATATCGTGCTTTCATCGCACTATGTCAATGGAAAAGATTGGAACTTGATTTCCGTTGAGATGAAATATTCCTACAGGAACATTATGAAACTTAGGAAAAGAGCATTGCAGGAGTTTGAAAGACGTTATGGACAGCTTTATTCTGAAAAGAGTGCATAAAAGTGCACAATAGTTCACACTCTTTCACAACATTTCCTAAAACTTGCATGATATACTAAAAGAGTAGAAAAACAAATTCCTACAACCCCCAAAAGCATATAACACGTAAAAGGCACTGTCAGAAATGGCGGTGCCTTTTTATTTACAAGAAAGAGGTTGCTATGAAAAAAGTAACTATATATTGCCCGGATTGCGGAAGAATTGCCGGACATTATGATGGGAGATCTACGATAGACCATCCGTGTAAATGTAAAAAATGCAATCATATTGTGATTTATCGCGTGGCAACAGGCAAGATTGAAACGAAGCCAATACCGAAACGCGCTTGCAGTAGTGGAGTTTTATTTATATGAATACACAGTATTTTCATGACCTTGTAAAAGGCAGATATGGAAGAAAAATTGCATATTCTAACGTAGAACAGATTACGGCAGACAATATCGTAAATGTTGTCGGAAACTGCATTGGTGCATTTTATTTCAACAAGACGATCATTCGTTATCTGTGGAACTATTACAAAGGCGATCAGCCGGTATTGTACCGGACAAAGATACAGAATGCGGATATAACCAATAAGGTATCTGAAAACCATGCCTATGAAATTGTTCAATTCAAGGTTGGTCAGACTTACGGTGAGCCAATTCAGCTTATCAGCAGAAAAGACGATGACCGTATAAACAATGCAGTCGATGAATTTAACGATTATCTTACCGATGCTAATAAGCAGGAAAAGGACATTAAGGCAGGAGAGTGGCAATCAGCAACCGGAACATCATTTAAGGCTGTGCAGATTACAAAAAATGGAGATATGCCATTTAGAATTGTTGCACCGACACCAATGAATACTTTTGTTATCTACAGTCAATCCACAGAAGAACCACTTTTAGCAATCCAAGAGCTTAAGGATGCCGATGGACAGATGTATAAACTCTGCTACACGGACTCTTACGAGTGCAAGATTGTGAACGGAAAGGTTCAAAATTGGCAACTGCATGGCTTTGGTGGAATCCCGATTGTTGAATTCCCTAACAACCATGAGAGAATTTCTGATATTGAGCTTGTGATCGGACTATTGGATGCAATCAATACGATGCAGTCAAACCGAATGGATGGTGTTGAGCAGTTTGTTCAGTTTTGGATAAAGTTTGTAAATTGCGAAATTGACCCGAAAACCTTTGAAGAAATGAAGATTTCCCATGCGCTGACCGTAAAATCCAGCAATGAGCAGAACAAATCAGATGTTGACATTATGACACAAGAGTTGAATCAGACAGAGTGCCAAGTTGCAAAGGATGATCTGTGGGATAATGCACAGTCCATTCTTGCCATACCGAATAAGAACAACAATAATTCCGGTGGAGATACGCAGGGAGCGGTTGAGCTTAGAAACGGATGGGACTTCTCAAAGTCGAGAGCCAAACTAAAAGACCCAATTGTAAAGTCGGCTGAAAAAAGACTTGCGAAAGTTGTTTTGAATGTGATTCGTATACAGGATCACGATTTGGGATTGAGTTTGCGCGACTTTGATGTTCAGATTAACCATAGCCCGCAAGACAATATGTATACCAAGTCGCAGACATTATATCAGCTTTTACAAGCCGGTATTCATCCACTTGTCGCAATCAAGTCGGTTGGGTTATGGGGAGATGCAGAAAAGACATTCCTGTTGTCAAAACCATACTTGGATAATCTATGGAAAACCATTGATGATGTAGAAGCACAGGAACAGAAAGCACAAGAATTGATAAATAAAATGAATACAGATGGCACACAGAGCCAGACAAACAAAGATAAAACAGTCACCGAGTAACCGGCGGCTGTTTTTATTTTATAAAAATTCGCAAAGTTGTGAGCGTAAAAATCAACAATGTCGTTCGGTGTCGTTGCACCGTATAAAAATTCGTATGACATATCGGAGGTAATGGATGAAAAGAGAAGATCTGATTGCTATGGGATTAAGCGAGGAAAACGCGGACAAGATCATGGCAGATTACGGAAGTTCCGTACAGAAAGCCAAAGCAAAGGTTGACGAGTACAAGACAAAGGCTGACAAAGCTGAAGAGTTGCAGAAGCAGCTCGATGATATCGAACAGGGAAAGCTCACGGAAGTCGAGCAGGCAAATAAGAACCTCGAAAAAGCCAATGCGAGAATCGCGGAACTTGAAAAAGCGCAGGCAATAGCCACGCAGAGAGCCAATGCCGCATCTAAATTTAATGTTACCGCAGAACAGGCAGCGCAGATTGTAAAAGACGATGGCAGTTTTGATTATGACGTTCTTGGAAAGATTATCTCTGAAAAAGAGACAGCCGCAGCACAAGCCAAGGAGCAGGAGATTGCAAATGGAAGTACGAATCCGGGCGGTGGCACGGCTGGCGGAAATAAAGACAACGAAAAGACAGCGGATGTTGAGAATGCTGAAAAGATTACTTTTGGCAGTAATTCAGCTACCGCAGAAGAAAAAAATCATTATGTAATTTAGGAGGTAAAAATCATGGGTAAGCCTATTGAAAGAGATTTTACTCAAGAACTTGGTATTTTAAAACATTTCCCTTATCTGGGAGCCGCTTGTATCGTTCCGCAGACAATGGTAACAAGCGCAGATGCAAACGGAAGAAAGATCGTAAAAGGTGGAACACCATTCCCATCCAACGATGAAAGCTGTGTCGGTTATCTGCTTGATGATGTTGACGTAACGATGGGTGATGCGCCTGGAACTTACGTTTACGCGGGCGATATCGACAATGCGAAACTTACAAAGAACGGAGTAACTGTTGAGGAAACGGCAAAAGCCAAAACCCCAAGAGTTACTTTTTTTGATTAAAGAAAGAGGTGTAAATTATGGCATTACCATTAGCAGAAGCATTTACCGCAAGAAGTCTCGGTGTAATGTGGAATAATTATGAAAAGACTTTAGGTTCTCAACCTTATCTTGGCAGACAGAAGTTTGGTACAAGAAAGCAGGAGAGCCTTGACCTTAGATTTATTAAAGGAAAGAGTGGACTTCCGGTTTCTCTGAAAGCATCTAACTTTGATGCACAGGCAGAGTTAAGAGATGTTGGTGGTTTCTCTGATATCCAAAACGAGATGCCTTTCTATCGTGAGTCCTACATGGTAACAGAGAGAGAGGAGCAGGAATACGACAATTACAGAAACGCAGAGAACACTTCTCTTGCAAATGATGTACTTCGTGAGATCAGCAAAAAACCTATGATGCTGATCGAGGGCGCAAGAGTCGTACCAGAGAGACAGATTTGGAGCTTGCTTGCACCGGCTGACGGTGTACCAAAGATTGATGTAAATATCGGAAAGAAGAAGTACACAGTCGAGTACACCTCAGATGCTGGCGAAGCGCACAAGAAAGATCACTTTGTTGAGATTTCCGGTGAAACCGATAAGTGGAACGCTCCGGCAACGGCAACACCACTTGATGATCTTATCGAGACAAGACGCAACTTTGCTAAGAAAACCGGATATTCTCTGACAAGATTCAGCATGAATACAGAGACATGGGAAATGGTATTAAATGCAGAGGATACAAAGAAACAGGTTCTGGGTATTACTGCATACACAGGCGGGATTCGCTTACAGCAGTCACAGGTAACTGAATATCTGCGCGGCTACGGAATCGAGATCGAGGTATACGATAAGTTATACGTTGATCCGGCTGACGGTCAAACAAAATACTTTATTCCAACCGGAATTGTATCTTGTCAGTGTGCCGGAGTTTATCTTGGTGACTATGTATTCGGAAAGACACCGGAAGAAAGAAGCGGAAGTCTTACAGACGGAAACCTTTCTATCGTAGAAACCGGAATTTCTGTTTACACATATGCTACAAACCATCCAATCAATACTCACTGCGTAGTATCCATGATCGGACTTCCAACATTTGAGGGAATGGACAGCGTTGTTGTAATGAAAGTTATGTAGGAGGTGATCCGACGTGGTAGCAACACACACAATTAAATGTGGTGGAAAATGGTACAAGACAGGAGAAAAGATACCGGAGAGTAATTCTCCGGAATCTTCCGTTGGGTATACAAAGACCGAAATCAACAGAATGAGTACCGCAGACTTGCAAAAACTTGCCGCGGAGCAGGGGATTGAAAATGCACAAGCAACAAGTGGTGCGGAACTGAAAGAAATTCTGATTGCAAAATTTAATTTGTAGGAGGTTAGTTTCATGGAATTAAAAGATACAGTTGAAATGATGAATAGTTCCGATTATAAGGAGCGTTTTAGAGCGGAATATCAGCAGGTTGTTATTCGCTATCAGAAATTAAAGGCTATGCTTGAAAAATGGGATGCAGGAAAACTTGATTTTGAACCTACATGTCCTAGAAGCACTTACAATATGCAGATTAAAGCAATGACTGACTATATTGCAGTCCTTGAAGCAAGAGCAGTTATGGAAAACGTAGAGTTGTAGGAGGAAATGCTTTATGTCATACACGCTTGTCGAACAGGTAAAGATTCGTTTACAACAATTTCATATAGAAGAAGTAGAGGACGAAGCGACCGGAGAAAAGTCCGATAAAGTTGTGTTTGATGAAAAAGAATGTAACCCTTTGATTGAACAGCTTTTAGAGCAGGCAAGAAAAGAGATTATCGGCAGACGGAACTATCCGGACGCATACACGCAAGACCAGATTGACAGTGATGTTAAGAACTATGAAAACATTATGGTCAATTTGGCAGTGTACGACCGGTCGCAGGCAGGAGAAGCATACATGGCAAGTTATTCCGAGAATGGTGTGAGCCGGACATGGAAAGACCGTGAAAGCCTTTTTGTTGGAGTGTTTCCGTTTGTAAAAGCAATGTAATTAAAGAAGATTGAGCGTGACCATGTTGCCGGTGTCGGTAAAATAGTTGCAGGCGGCGCACATTAAGCGGTGGTGGGCAGTGCGTCAAAAGGAGATTCAAATGAAAAGTATTTTGATTCAAACTTATCTTGTTGCACTTCCGATAGTGCTTGGATATATAGTTTGGCTTCTTAAACAACAAAAGAAAAGCAGGGACGCGAACAGTAAAGGAACAATGCTCCTTTTGCGCGTCCAGCTTATTGAATACCATGCAAAGTACACCAGAATCGGAGAAATACCGTCATATGCCTATCAGAACTTCTGTGAGATGTATGATGCGTACCATGCGTTAGGTGGAAATGGCATGGTTACGAAAATGAAACATGAGATTGAAGAGATTCATATAGGGAAAGGAGATAAAAGCCATGAGGAATTGGAAGGATTGGACTAAGAAAGCCGGAATCCGAGCAATCAAGACTGTTGCACAGGCGGCGATTGCAGGAATTGGAACGGCGGCATTTATGGGCGCGGTGGATTGGAAATATGTTCTTTCTGCATCAGTACTTGCCGGGGTGTTATCGCTTCTGACAAGTGTTGCCGGAATCCCGGAGGAAAACACCAATGCTTGACATTAACAAGCAGAAAATGAAATATTCGCAATCTGGTCAGAGGGTATTCATCCCACAAACTGATGAAAATGGAGATATTGTCTATGAAGGGTACAAGGATTCCGATGGGAACTTTGTACCTTATTTAGATTCCGAAGGCAACAAGATTCCAAAAGGTGAGGAAGTTGAAGGGTTTTCAGAACCTACGACATTCCAAGCAAATATCAGCAATAAGCTGTCGGAAGCCCTTGTGAAAGAATTTGGCATTGATGATAGTACATCATACTGTCAGCTTGTCACGGATAAAGGATATTTGCCACTGAAAGCCGGTGATGTGGTGTGGAAACGTTCGGAAGTCAGACGCACTGATGATGGACTTGTGGATTCAGAAACCGCAGACTACATCGTAAAAGGCGTTGCTGATGAAGGACTGACCACGGATTTGTTTCTTCTTCGGAAAAATATTAAGTAGGTAATTGTATGAAAAAGAAACCTATTTCAATGACACTATCCACTAAGTCCATACAAGACGCTATAAAGAAATTAGAACAGTACCGCGATAGTTTACAGGCTAAATGCGATTTACTTGTTTCTAGGCTTGCACAGGAAGGTCAGACGGTGGCAATAAAACAAATATCGAAATCTCCAATAGGGAACACGATAACGGTAAGGGTTGATAAAGCACCGCAGTTAATGACCTCGAACGCGATTCTGATTGCAACAGGAAAAACGGTAACGTCAGAAGATAGAGAGCCGTTTTACACTTTATTGGCAGTAGAGTTTGGAGCCGGTATTTTTTATAACTCCAAAGAGAACCCAAAAGCACCGGAACTTGGATTCGGTGTCGGCACATATCCGGGGCAAATACACGCTTTTGAAGATGGTTGGTACTATTGGGACGATAAGACCGAAACATGGCGTTATACCCACGGTATCAAAGCCACAATGCCTATGTATAATGCGGAGCAACGGATTATTCAACAGTATGTAAAGATTGCGAGGGAGGTATTCGGTGGAAAATGAGTTAAACAGTTGGGCACTTGATTTTGAAGATACCTTATGTTCCCTTTTGAAATCATACATGGAAAGCAAGGTAAGAGGAATTAAAGTGACGCAAGATGAAGAATCGGGCGGTACCGCAACATTCCCGACACTTTTAGTCAGACAAATCGGTGGCACAGAAGCCGGACGAACGAATGAAGCAAAGACAATCAACGCAATTCGCCCAACATTTCAGATCACAATTACAAACAAAGGTTCAAGAAAAGCAACTAAGGACATCGCAGCATATGCGGTGTCTTTTTTTAAGCAACAAATGTTTGAGGTATCAAATGTAATCCCAACAATTTCCAAGCAAGTGCGGACAATTACATTCCGCGCAACTCGCGTAATTGGAAACGTTGAGCATTTAGATCAGCTATAAGCAGAAAGGAAGTAGAAAATATGGCATCAACAAGCTATAGAACACGTGTCATTGTAAAAGAGCACACGGAAAAACAGGCTGACTTTGCGGGAACATACAATCTTTTGGTTGCGGCTAAGTCAGTTCCAAGCCCTGCATCACCGCCAAACACTGTTGAGTCAACCACAATGGAAGATGATCAGCAGACTTTTGAAAAAGGAATTAAGACTTCTGATTCAAGAGAAATCACAGGAAACCTTGAAAAAGAATATCTTTCAAAAGTGGATGGATATGGAGATAAAAAACTTGATATTATCCATCTGTATGGAACGGACGGTATTGGCGGTGTAGCGAAGTACGCATATGTAGGAACTGCAACAGCCACACCTAACGATGTAGGTGGAAACGATGAAATCCTTGAAATGACGGTAACAGTTATTCCAAGTACAGCATCGGAACTTGTTACAGATAAGCTGACTGTCGTTGATAACAACGATGGAACATTCACTGTAACAGTGGTGGGGTAAAAAGCCTATCGGACGAGCAATCGACCGCACCGGTAGGCGAGGATGAACGGTCGATAGCAGAACTTGAAGCAATAAGATAAGCAACAATGGGGGCGGTGGCAACACTGCCCCCTTGCCAATATAGGGCAGAAAGGCAAGGTAAAACATGAAAGTAAAGTTAGGAAATAGCGAATATTCAATCAAATTTGGTTTTAAGCCAACATTAAAGTCACATCTTATCAAAGATGTATCAGAGTCGGTAAGTGAGCAGGACGGAAGCTTAGAGTCTGTAGAGAAACTGTTACTTGAAACACTTCCTAAGATGCTTCTTGTAGGACTGCAAGTAAGCCATAAGGACGAGTTTGGATATGACTACGAAACAGGGGAAGGATATGACGAGCAGTTCCAGAAGGTGCTTGATATGCTTTCTGAAAAGATTGACAATGGCGAAATCAACTGCCTTGAATTGTTTAATGAGTTAGAGTCCGAGCTGGAGTCAAACAGTTTTTTAGCGCAAATGATGGAGACGGAGAAAAAGAATCGAACCCCGGCGAAGAAAACTCCATCCAAGACAGCCAACAAGAATTAACATGGGAATATTACGTTGCGGAAATCCGTCCGTTTTACCTTGTGGTAACAAAAGGATACGGATTTTCAGTTGATGATATAGATATGATGAATCCAGAGTTGCTTAAGCCTTATGTGGATGCATATAAGGCAGAATGGAAGCAACGCGACATGGAAATGTATATGTGGTTCGGCAGATATGCAACGTCAGCACTTGTGACCGCAATAGACGCGACATTCGGAAAGGGTAATAGTAAGTACGTGAAAGAAACTTGCTATGATTCCATTGAAAAGCAGAATACGGACGATCCAGATGCAGAGATACGAGAAATGCTTAAGGCAGAAGAAGAATGGGCGGCTAAATCAAGACAATCACATTTACCAAAACCAAAGATAGTTTAAGAAAAGAGGTATTGCTATGGCAGTAATTATTGGAAGTGCTAGGCATGATGAACACGGCAACTGTTATTCTGGTGGGAAAGCCGGAGACCAGACCGGACAAGAAGTTTCGATGCAGAAGTTCTATAACCATTCTAAGGGATGGTACGTGCTAAGAGCGAAGGACGATAGGGTTGCGGAGAAGTTAGCCGAAGCTATGAAGATTGCATCTGATAACAAAAATATCGGCTATGACCAATCGGAACGCTACGGAGTCATTAAGCATGGAATCAACACAAAAGTCAAGACGGAATGCGATTGTTCTTCCCTTGTACGTGCCTGTATTATCTATGCATCCGGTAAGGATGTGGGAGATTTCAATACATCCAATGAACGACCGGTAATTTTGAAATCCGGTCTGTTCGATGATATGGGTTCTTATCATGTCGGGTTCGTTCTTCGCAACGGAGATATTCTTGTGACACGCACAAAAGGTCATACAGTTATTGTTGTAAGCGGAGCAAAGAAATGCAAAGCCAAGTATTATCCGAAGTATAAGGGAAACTCAAACTCAATCGTAGAAGCGTTAAAAGCGGTTGGGGAAGATGATGTGTCGAAAGAACATCGTGCGGAAATCGCAAAAAAGAACGGATTTTCCAATTTTAAGTTTACATCAGAGGAAAATTCAAAGATGCTTTCTCTTCTGAAAAAGGGAAAACTGAAAAAGTAATTCAAGGGCGGTAAGGGTCAAATCCTACCGTCTTTTTCTTATGTAGAAAGTTGGTGGATAAATGGAATTAGAGTCTCTTGAAATAAAAATCCAAGCACAGGCACAACAGGCAAGCGGTCAGATAGATGCGCTTGTGACAAGGCTTGGGAGATTATCTTCCGCACTTTCCGGACTTAGTACCGGGAATTTGAATAGCCTTTCCACCGGGGTAAACCGACTTGCAGGGGCAATGACGGCAATGCGCGGAATTGACACACGGACTTTTTCTGCAGTGGCAAGAAATGTGAGCAAATTAGGCTCTATCAACAGCAAGCAGATTAATGCTGCGGCTGGTTCTATGCGTCAGATTTCCAACGCGGTAAAAGGGCTTTCTGGAATGTCAGCATCTGTCAAAGGTCTGACCGACCTTGCATCTGCAATCAAACAGCTTGGCTATCAAAGTTCCACCAAGGCGATTGAAAATATCCCGAAACTTGCCACGGCAATGCGACAACTTATGTCTGAACTGTCAAAAGCACCTATGGTAAGTCAAAATCTTATCAACATGACAAATGCGCTTGCAAAGTTAGCAAGAACAGGTGGAGCGGCAGGAACAGCGGCAAAAAGCATCACAAGCTCATTTAGTGGATTTAGTTCCGGTGCTTCTGCGGTTACCAAGAAGTCGTTCTCTCTTGCGTCTGCAATCGGAAAAGTGTATGCAACGTATTGGACTCTATTCCGAGGATTTAGGCTACTTGGAGATGCTATTGATATATCATCCTCGCTGACAGAGGTTGAGAATGTTGTAAGGCAGACATTCGGGCAGTATGAAAGCCTAATTAACAATTTCGCAAAAACATCAATTGAAAAATTTGGTATGTCTGAATTGTCTGCGAAACAGTTTGCAAGCCGTTTCCAAGCAATGGGAACTGCCCTTGATATTCCACAGGGGAAAATGGCAAAAATGTCTATCCGGTTGACAGAATTGGCTGGAGATATGGCTTCATTCTATGATGTGAGTCAAGAAGATATTGCCAAGAGTCTGCAATCTGTATTTTCCGGTACTACGGCACCTATGCGGCGTTATGGTATCGACTTGACACAGGCAACATTAAAGGAATGGGCGTTAAAACAAGGACTTGATGCAAACATTTCCTCAATGACGCAGGCTCAAAAAGCCATGTTGCGTTATCAGTATGTGCTTGCGCATACAACCAATATCACCGGAGACTTTGCACGTACAGCAGATACCTGGCACAATCAGATAACCATGCTTAAAGAGAACTTCAAAGCACTTGGAGCGGTTGTTGGTGGTGGTTTAATCAATGCATTTAAGCCATTTATCAAGGTACTTAACGCAGTTCTGCAGAAAGTAATTTCTTTTGCGGAAATGGTAACGAATGCTTTAGGTTCAATCTTCGGATGGAAGTATGAAGCAAGCAAAGGGGCAGGAATCAGCGGTCTTGCTGATGATATTGGAAGCGCGTCTGACGGCATGGACGATTTAAGTGATGCCGCAGGAAGTGCGGGGAAAAACACAGGCGGTATCGCAAAGAATGCTAAGAAAGCAAAAAAGGAAATCCAACAGGCAACTCGTGCATTTGATGAATTAAAGGTTATTTCAAAACAGAGTAAAGACAAGGGTTCCGGTTCAGGAAATAAAGGTTCTGGTTCTGGATCTGGTTCAGGTGCTGGTGGCGGCACCGGTGCTGATGGTGGATTAGTTCAGACCGACACCATCTTTAAGAAATTCAAAAGCGACATCAAAGACCTTGAAGGACTTGGAATTGAAATAAGAAAAGCCCTTGTAAAAGCCGTTGGTGGCATTGAATGGGATAAAATATATGCTAAAGCTTCCGGCTTCGGAACAGGACTCGCAGAGTTTCTTAATGGTTTGTTTTCAGAAGATAAAAAAGGAAATAGCGTATTTACTGCAACCGCAGATGTTATTGCGGGAGCGTTGAATACTGCAATATTTGCATCAAAAGGATTTACGGATAAATTTAAGTTTGAAACATTTGGCAATAACATAGCACATGGATTTAATCGCTTTTTCAAAAAATTCAAATGGAAAAAGTGCGCAGAAGCTATCAATGGATGGGTTGATGGTTTTTGGAAGTTTGTTCACGGCTTCTTTGATGATTTGAGTTGGAAAGATATTTTTAATGGATTAAAAATATTCCTAACAAATTTAACACCAAAGAGTTTGGCTACAATTCTCATGTTTTCTGGTGGAAAACTTGCGCCTATAGTTTCATCTGCGCTTTGTTCCATACTTGGGTTTACGAGCGGAGGAAAAGGCGGAAAAGGTGGAAAGACTTTCAAACTCAATGGTCTTGGATTGGCAGCGTTTATTGCAACTATAGGTTTTCAATTGTCTAAACGAAAGACAGATTTTACATCCTCTGTTGTAGAAGCATTGGCGGCTGGTGGAGCGGCATTTTATATGTCGGGCGGAAATCCGTATTTTGCGCTTGCCGGAGTAACGGTTTCAGTTGGAATTTCGCTTGGAAAGTTTTTTGTTGAAAAAAGCGATAAAATGAAAAAAACAATAAAGGACTTTAAGAAAAAAGTTGACTTGATGCTTGGGAAAAAGGTTACAGTAACCGGATGGGATGGAAAAAAGAAAACGCTTAAAGTTCCAAAAAGCCAAGAAAAAAATAAGGTCAAAAAAAATGCTTATCCTTCAGATGATGAGTCCAAAAAAAGATTGGCTGAGAATACGGATTGGTATAGAAAACAAAAAGAAAAAAAAGAAGCAGAAAAGAAATCAACAGCGGGGATGCCGGATGAAGCGCGCAGGTTTGCAAATACGCAAAAAAGAAATGCAAGGGTAAGAGCGGAAAATAAGAAAAAAGTTGTATCCAACCGTCCAATTTCCGGAATTTCTTCTGTGGTAAGCGAGTATGCAAAATCAAAGCCGCAGAAAATAAAGCTAAAAGCAGAAATAATATCTGCTGATGACAAAATTAAAAACAAAAAACTAAAAGGATTTACGGCAGGATTAGAAAAGGGGAAGGACGGAATAAAACTAAGCGATAAATCGTTAAAGAATTTTACAGCAAATTTATCGAAAAACAAAGATGTTATTCCAACCAAGAATAAATCTTTAAACAATTATCTTGCAAATATATCCAAAAATAAGGACAAGATAAAGTCAAGTGATAAAACACTGGCAAATTACACGGCTAGTTTAACAGGAAACAAAGATAAAATACCAGATAAATACAAAAGGATAAGCAATTACACTGCGGAACTTATTGCGAATAAGGACAAGATTAAAAGAAGTGATAAGACATTAAATCACTTTACAGGCACTCTGACGAGGGTAACTGATAATATAAAGCCTGCAAACAAAAGACTTGGTGGATTCACTGCGCTCATAACCTCTTTTGTGAATAGAATTAAAAATGCAGTGTTAGACTTTACGGCTAGACTTACAGGAAAGAGTACAAAGAAAGCTGATGGCGGTGTATTCTCCGGCGGAAGTTGGAAACCGGTTAAGAAATACGCAGTCGGTGGATTGCCAAACATGGGACAGATGTTCGTTGCGAGAGAAGCGGGCCCGGAACTTGTCGGTACGCTTGGTGGTCATACGGCAGTTATGAATAACGATCAGATTGTTTCATCTGTTTCTTACGGAGTTGCACAGGCTGTAAAGGAAGTTATTCAGCCACTTTTAAAGACAAGTGTAGGCAATAATCGACCGATTCAGATTTCACTTGACGGAAAAGTTATCTTTGATAGCACACGACAAAGCGCACAAGAGTATTTTAATCGCACCGGAATATCACCATTTCCGGTATAAACATAGACATTCTGATTCCCTTGTGGTATAGTCAATGTATCACAAGGGAAAGGGGCGTTATTATGAAGCGAACAAAAAGAATATTGGTAGCAATGGGGTTAGCGTTTGCCGTTTTGATTTCGGCTATGCCAATCCAAAATGCATATGGGAAACAGATTGTTGCGCAGGCGGCAACTATCAAATTAAACAAGAAAGCAATTTCGCTTGATGTTGGGAAAACACAGAAATTGAAAGTTACCGGAACAAAAGCAAGAGTTAAATGGAGTTCAACCGAACCAAGCATTGCAAAGGTAGGTAAAAGCGGAATTGTTACAGCAGTATCATCCGGAACGGCAACGATCAAAGCTAAAGTCGGAAAGAAAGTGATTTCTTGCAAAGTAACCGTGAAAGAGAAAATCAACAGACTTGCATACGAAGATTCGAGCATTAGGGTTTACTTTACAGGGCTAAAGAAGGGAACATACCCGGACGAACTTATAGCTTGCTTGACAATCGAAAATATTACAGACAATAATATTACGGTTAATTCTGACACATCATCAGTAAATGATGCTATGGTAGAAGGAACGTTATATCAAGATCTATCTCCACATAAAAAAGCCTATGTAACGTGGTGGACAATGGATGATAACATTGTGAGTTTACAAATAAAGAATATTGACAACATACAACTATCCCTAGTTGTCTGGAATGAGGACTCGGAAGATTCCGACTACTACGTGACAGATTCTTTTGGGTTACTAAAATGAGTTAAAGGATTTTTGGGAGGAATTTGATTATGAAACAAAGCGGATGGGGAATTGCGTCTTTAGTGTGCGGAATAGCAGGAATTTTGTTAGCATGTGTTGCGATAGGTGTAGTCCCTGCAATAGTCGGTCTCGTATGCGCAATAATTGCACTTACGCAAAAATGGAAAGGGCATGGAACTGCAATTGCGGGTCTTGCTTGTTCAATAGTTGCGATAATTATTTTTATTTTTGCGGCACTTGTATTTGATGAAAGTGATTCAGACCAACCAGAAAAAGTTGAAAGCAGTCCAGATGTGGAAGCATCGGATGATGAAACGGAAGAATCGACCGATTCATCCGATGACTACTTCACATTAGGTGATTCGGTTGAGACTAATGACTTGATAATAACATTTTCATCTGCAAAATTAACATTGGACGATGTTGCGTATCAAAGTCCAGATGATGGAGATGCGTTTATGAAACTAGATTTCGAGTTTGAGAATATATCAGATGAAGATCAAGACATTTCTGGATATGATTTTTCGGCATACGCAGACGATTATGCTGTTGATTACATAGACAGCACATTTGACACAACGCTTAGTCCGGGTAAAAAAACGAAAGGTTCAATATATTTTGAAGTACCTATAGACACGAATGTTTTTGACACAGAATACAGTACAAGCTATTATGGAAATTCAAAAGTAAAATTTTCAATAGTGGCAGAAGAATAAAAGTATAAGCCGTGGAAACACGGCTTATTTTAATTCAAAATCAGATTGACACAAAATCAAAAATAGTCTATCCTTATTACTAAGGAAACAACCTTATCCGTGAAGAAGCGGATTACTTACTTGAACGCCATACTGTACGAAAGAGGAAACCAATGTGATTTCACAACCGGTTTCCTCTTTTTTATTCCGATAAAAATGTATGGAGGTAGACACGAATGAAAAAATCACAACTTATGCTTAAGATTCAAAACAGCATTGAGGTATTTGAGAATCCAATATTCGGGCAGATCAGAATGGTCATGGTCGATGATGAACCGATGTTTTGCCTTATTGATGTTTGCAGGGCATTGGAAATTAAAAATGCCACAGACGTAGCAAAAAGACTTGATGAAGATGAACTGACTAGATTAAATCTAGGCGGTCGTGCAGGAGAATCAAATTTCATTACAGAGAGCGGCTTATATGCAGTTATCGTTCGGAGCGATAAACCGAACGCAAAGAAGTTTCGCAAGTGGGTTACATCAGATGTTCTCCCTACAATCCGTAAAACAGGTGGGTATGTCAATAATGATGAATTATTTATTTCAACTTACCTGCCATATGCAGATGAAAACACTAAGCTGATATTCTCGCAGACATTAAAAACTGTTAGAGAGCAGAATGAAACCATTAAAAGGCAGAAGAAAGAAATCATCCATAAAGAAGATGTTATTATAGGGCTTGTTGATGATATTGACTTGGCAACCAAGAGACAGCGGATAACACAGATTGTCCGTTTCGGTGCCGATGGAAAGTATCAAGAACGCTATTCGTTGCTTTATGGAGAATTTGAAAGGAAATATCACTGCAACCTTAAATCAAGGATGGAAGGTTGCACACTCAAACCGAAAGTAAGAAACAAGATGGATTATATCGACAGGGAAATGGGAATGATTCCGCAGTTGTACGAAATCGCTTGCAAACTTTTTGAAAACGATGTAGAAAAGCTGAAATCTGAATGGGAATCAGTAGTAGCTTAAAATTTAATCAAATGGATAGCATCTACCAAAACGGTAGGTGCTATTTTTATACCCATTTTAGGAGGTAAACGATGGGATATGGCGGGTATTTAGTAAAGTTTGGGAATTACACCATACCGAACAATTTAATAAAGCAGGACACGTTTAGTTCCTATGTAAACATGCAGGACAAAGACCCATGGACGGATGAAAACGGATATGAGCATCGTGATGCCGTGGAACTGAAAGCCCTAAAGGTTGAGTTTGAAACCAAAGCCATGCTGACCGAAAAGCAGTTTGATGATTTTTGGAAGAACATAGAAAAGAACTATACCAAGGCAAAGGAGCGCGGTGGATATATCACGGCATACGTGCCGGAGAAACGCGGATATGTGACACAGTACGGATATATTGCTGACATTCAGCCTACGTTCTATTCTGTGGCACATGGGAAGATAAAATATGACCCAATCAAATTTTCGTTTGTAGGTGGTGTGTATGATAAATAGTAGTTTGAAAGAAAAGTATTGGGATTCCTCGACAGATAAACAGATGGTCATATCTGTTGTTGGAACGAATCAAAAAATAGACAATTCGATGCTTGAAATCGGTACGTTTGCGCTTGAAGAAAGTCTTTGTTCGGAATCTGAATTAAGGTTTGGAGCGTGCGAAGCGAATTGTGTAAAATTCACAGCACGAAACACCGCAGGAAACATTATTGGAAAGACAATCTCTATCGAAGAAACGATTGACGGAGATAGCGAAAATCCGATGCCATACGGAGTTTTTAAGGTTGCATCCGATGTTCCTACGGCCGACCGCACAAAACGGCAGATTACGGCATATGACGCAATGTATGACATTATCAATACAGATGTAAAGTCTTGGTATGCAGGACTTAGCTTTCCAATGACACTTAAGCAGTTTCGTGATAGCTTCTTTGCACATCTTGGAATTGCGCAAGTCGAAACGAGCCTTGTCAATGATTCCATGACGGTCAATAAGACGATTGTAGCCACACAGACGGACGATTCAAGCGCAGTCACAGAAGAGTCCGCTATCAGTGGAAAAACCGTTGTAACGGCAATCTGTGAGATTAACGGATGCTTTGGAAATATCAACCGAGAGGGAAAGTTTGAGTATGTCTTTCTGAAAGCAATCACAAGCGCACTTTATCCGGCAGAAGATTTATTTCCGTCTGACAATTTATTTCCGTCTGACGCAAATACAGAGTCCATGACCGGACACTACATCACGTTTGATTATGAGGACTTCCAAAGCAAGGCAATCACACAGCTTGAAATCAAGACAAGCGAAGATAATGCCGGTGCTATTGTTGGAACTGCCGGGAACAACTATTCGATTACAGGAAACTTTCTTGTATCAGACAAGACCGGAGCGGAGCTGGAACAGATTGCAAATAACCTATTGCCGATTATGAAACAGGCGGTATACACACCGATTAAAAGTTGTACTTGTGTCGGAAATCCATGTCTGACACTTGGCGAACCAATCCGATTCAATACCACAAGAGAGATTGTTGAAACGTATCTATTGCAACGTACCCTAACCGGAGTACAAAGCAAGAGAGATTCAATCTCGGCACAAGGCACGCAGACGCATTCTGTAAAGGTCAATTCTATCAGAGACACGATTGAAAGCGTGCAAAGACGTACCGGAAAGTTAGAAAGGAACGCAGACCATCTTCAATCCACGTATGAGGACTTAGAGCAACAGACAAGCTCTAAATTTGAGCAGACCGCAAATAGCATTGCCGCAGAAGTCAATCGTGCGCAAAAGGCAGAGGGTGCATTGGACGCATCCTTGGAATTGAAGTTAGGCAGAGATGAGAACGATCAAGTTATTTCTATGATCAATGCCAGCGCAGACCAGATTATGCTTCGTGGAAACAGATTGATTGTAGAATGTAACAACTTTGAACTGGACGGTAGCGGACGAGTACATATAATAGAATCTCTGCTTTTTGACAGTGGTGAGGTATCTGGGGTAGAGATATTAGGGCATGACGGAAGAAATAATGCGTTATTGCAGAATGTTAAGTTGGACTTATTATCTGTTACTGATGCAAACGGGGAAAACTTGGCGACCGAAAGCTATGTTGACAATTCGCTGAGCGGCTACGCAACCAAAAGCGAATTGCCAAGTGGGTATTTTACAGACGTAGACTATACACTTAATGATAGCTCTACAACCAAGTATTCGCCTAGACACTTTAATAAAATGTCTGATTTTGGTTCAAGGGAAAGTACCTTGGATATCGAGGGTCTTTTGATTTCTATTCCGAGTTCCGATAAAAGGCTGAAAAATAATATACAATCATTAAGGGATATTAAAAGTGTATATATGGCAATGTGCCCGGTTGAATATACATGGAAACCCGGATACATCACGCAACACACAGGGTTACAGTTTGGTTTAATTGCGCAGGATTTAGAGAAGATTTTGCAGGATGCCGGATTGTCCGATAGCGGACTTGTACTAAAAGAAGATGCCGAAGAGGATGAAAAAGCAATTCACGGAGATTCAAAGACATGGAAAATTGACAAGGAAAATCTCCATGCAATGCACATTCAGATGATTCAAAATCAACAAAAGGAAATCGAAGAGTTAAAGCGAGAAAACAAAAAATTGAGTGAACAGATGAAAGAATTTGAGCAACGATTGTCCGCGTTGGAAAGGAAGTGATCAGATGGCATATCAGAAAATCTATAGCCGCGAACATTGGGAGAATTTTCCAAGTGAAAAAACCGCAATCAATCGAGATAGGCTGAACAACATAGAAGGCGGCATTGATGCAATCGACGATCGTGTGTGCGCACTCGACACCACAAAAGTTGACTTGACCAAAGCTAACGAACTTGTAAAGGAAATCCTTTGGGATGAATCCAACGGTACGCTGACGGTGGTTAAGATGAACGGTTCCAAGGCGGTTATTGACACCAAGTTGGAAAAGTTGGCGGTCAACTTCAAGTACAATCCGCAGACGCAACAGTTAGTAATCACGCTTGACGATGGCACGGTGCAGAACGTGGATTTATCTTCACTGATTACAGAGTATGAGTTCTTGGACTCTGATACGATTGTATTCGAGATTGTGGGTGGCAAGGTTAAGGCTATCGTAAAGAACGGTTCAATTACCGAAGATAAGTTGCAACCGAACTTCTTGGCGGATATTAAGGTGGAATCTGCCAAGGCAGTAGCATCTGCCAAAAGCGCAAAAGAGTCCGAAACCAAGGCGGCAACATCTGCCACAGATGCCAAGGACAGCGCAGACCGAGCGAAGGGAATCGAAAACGAGATTAACAAGAAACTTACAATGACAGAGTTTGATGTGAATGAGGATGGGGAGTTGATTTACACGGACAATTCGGCATATAACTTTACCGTTGACAATGACGGAAATTTGAATTGGGAGGTGGCTTAATATGGCAGTAGCAGGTAGAGTAGCAATCGTACCTAAAGGCGAGTGGAGCGCAGATGCTACATATAAGAGATTGGATGCAGTGACTTATAACAATACGCTTTATTTTGCGAAAAAGGAAGTTCCGGCAGGAACGGCAACGAGCAATACAGAGTATTGGTCGAAATCGATTGTGGGTGGTGTCGGTGCAATCGCAACAACAGAGGATGCCGGAGTTGTAAAGCCGGACGGAAAAAGCATGAGCGTAGATGAAAGTGGAACGCTTAGTATTAACTTGGATGGCACCACAATTACATTGGACGAAGCGAAAAACGTCATAAAGTTGGCAGATGCCCTAAAGGATAAAATCGGAAGCGCACTGCAACCGGAAAGCATCGTAAACAACCAGATAACAACGGAGACGGGGTATGCCCTGGATGCGCGGCAGGCTAATCCGAATCTGGATGGTACGATTGCAAAGCAGATAAGTGATTTAAACGGCAGTTTAAATGACTTAAATAATTTTAAGTTCAGAAAAATAATCAATAATTGGTCTTCGGCATCGCAAGTATCTGGTGGATGTGGAATATACCACGTAGACACAATAGAAGATAATTTCTATAGTTCAATATCTAAACACGTAACGACTTTCAAAAATGTAGGTGATTACTCGCTTATTATATTTTCGTGGAATGGTTTAGATACTTTAAATTATGGTATTGGGTTACTTGCAAGTCCACGAAGTACCACTCTTTGTTTGGTACAAGTTTGGGAAGGCAATTTTACTTTGTATGATATTTAATTTTATTCTACTTCTAGATACATGAAGTTAAGCCAATACGTGCCGGCTTCAAATACGCTTCGCAAAAAGACACTAGCTGTGTTTTTATCTAAATACCATTTACCTTCTTTTCCGTCCATGTTTGTTTGGTTGATACCAGTAAACAATTTTGTTGGTAAATTTACAATAGAAACATATTCGCCAGGAGTATTTTCAGATAAATCAATACGTATAGCGCAAATTACTAAAGATCCGTATCGTAGTGCCATCGCTTCGCTAAGCTTAACCTTATCTGCAAAATCTGTTCGAGGACAATATGGTGTCCATTGAACAATTTTAATTTTTAAACTGCCGTTTAAGAAAATATATCGAACAAATATTCGAACGTAACCTATAAACCATTTTTTATCATAGAAAGGAAAAGAAACCAAATGGACAAAATGAAATTCGGAATGAAAATTGCTTATCAGGAAGTGAAAGAAGAAATGGAAACAATAGTCGCAGAACTTGCAAGAAAGGGAATTGAAAAGCCGAAAGGTTTTAGCGCATTGGAACAGTTGGTAAAAGACAGACTTTCGGAATGCGAATAAAAAATTACCGTTTAAGAAAATTATAAACTATTTATTATAGAAAGGAAAAATAACATGGATAAAATTATTTTAAAAAATCAGAAAAGCTTTGAGATTGCCGATGGTGCAAGCCTTGGCAACATCCAGATTCAATCGGCAGATTTTGCCGGAATCGAAACAATCACGAAAGCGTTTTCCGTGGACAATCTTGCGGAAGTGACATTTAAACACAATAATGAGGCATCCGGAAAGTACACAGATCTGAAGTGTGATGGGTTTACATATATGCCGAATGTGGGAGAAGATGGCGCAGAAGACGGTACATATACCGTAACGGTAAGCTTGAGGACTAAGACTGAGATGGAGAAAGCCATCGATGAACTGAAAGCTGGACATGAAGTAAACGCCGGAGCAATTCAGGATCTTGCAGATATGGTAGCAGGAGGTGAAGCATAATGGTTAAATTTTATGTACGCAGAATCTTGGTAGACAAGAAAATGACGATTGATGAAGTGCCGATGCGTTGGCGCGCAAAAGTGCAAGAAGAGATCGAGAAACAGCTTTCCGCTTCTCTGCAATGACATTTTCTGTCGAAATTTGCGACCGAAAAATGTTGAAATCATGCATATTGTAGTGATACTATGGACTTGTCCGAAAGGACACTTCAAGTTCTGGCATGGGTGGGGCTTGGCATGGCTCCGCCCATAATTGGGGATTGACTATGCCGAACACACGTTCTATAATGGGGTATATCGATAGGAGGGGTTGCAAATGGATTACAAAAAGAAGATAATAGAATTGATTGATAAGATTGAAGACCGGAAGGTCTTACGTTGTATTTATATTATTGTATCAAATATCGTAAAGGAGTTCTGTAAATGAAAAATTCAAAACTTGAAATCAGATCCATTAATGAAGACAGTATTTTTTGCGAAGTTCTTATTGACGGTCATGTGATTCATGGTGTTCGTAGCGTTCGATTTGAAAAGAAGGCTATGGAAATGCCGGTTGTTCACCTTGATTTTAATTGCATCAATATGTCAATAGACTCTCCGTTTGTTACAAGATTAGAAGGAAATGACGGAGAGAGCGAGATTGAGATTAAATTTAAGAATCAAGACCACGCCATATAGGGCAATCGTTTCTTTCGCAATGATACGTTGTGTCGCTATAACCGCAACGTATCTTGCCTTTTGCGTATACAATTCCTTCATTGTTCTTGTACGGAACTTGGTCAATTTCTATTGTTACATTTTTATTTACCAATTCACAAAATCCATATTCTTTTATAAACATAATTATTCCTCACTTAATAGGTTTATCAATTCAATAACGTGTTTCTTTTTAGCGTCTGATAAGTTGAAATATTTCTTTAATGAGCAGGTCAATTCTTCGTCCTTCATTAATTTTGCTGACATATTTGCATATTTTTCCAATCTGTCTTCTTTACCATTTACGAGATAGTCAAGAGAAACACCAAAATATTCAGCTATTGCATTTACTTTGTCCACATTTGGATGATCCAGCTTGCTCAAATATCCCTTTGCAAATCCGCAATACTCCTCTAATTGGTAGCTTTTTACACCGTTTTCATCGCACAATTCTTTAACTCTTTCTTTTAATGTCATTTGATTTTCTCCACAAAATAAAATTCTGAAAAAATCGCAAAAATAATTATTGACATTCTGAATATATCGCGTATAATGTACTTAAAGGTTCTGAAAAAATCGCAACAAAATAGCGACATTCGCATGCCGTAATTAATTTCTATGATTTTTGCTCGCAACTCAAATTATAGAATATTTTCAGAGAATAGTCAACATATATGTGCGATTTTTTCAGAACTTAAAGAAAAGGAAGGGAGGTTTTAACTTGTACGAAAAAATCAAACGGTTCAGTAAGGAAAAGGGAATTCCAATCAGAAAACTAGAAATGATGGCTAATATTTCGCAGGGCAGTATTTGCAAATGGGGAGAGATTAGCCCTTCGTTTGACAAAGTTGTAAGGGTTTCCGAAATACTAGGAATTGATGTAGCCGAGTTAATTGATCGCAAAGAATAAAGATTTTGAGCAGAAAGGAGAGGAAGAAATGAAAGAAATTAAATCCGTAAATGATTTGGTTGTTGTTCCGGTTTCTTATTTTAATGGAATGGAAAAGGAATTGCAGAAGATTTTAAACAAAGTGGATATTCACGATATGGACGTCATGGAACAGGTTCTTCATATGCGGAAATGGCTGAAAACCAAAACCGTATATGAAGAAACAAAGAGATTATATCCTAATCTCCGTTTGGAAAATATTCATTTGCTTTTACCACAAGAAGAAGAGAGTTCTTGTGAGTGTACTGATAAAACAAACAGTGAATAGATTCTGCTGTTGTGTCGCATAGCGGATTGCCAAACGTTTCAGGAACATTTAGTTCCCAACAGAAATTATTTATATTTGCGAACGTTATTTCATTTTCGGCTAATATCTTTGCCATCTTTTCTCGGTCGCAGGATATTGTAGAAAAATCGCAAAACAAAAAGTATTTCAAATTGCATCGCCTCCCTTATTTGATGATAAGGGAATTATACCACAGAAAGCAATCTGGTGATATGTCAAGCTAATTTTTGAAATGATTTTGATATGTATTTCAGAAAAAAGGGTAACTTTAATAGACCTATGATTCAAACGAAACATAAGTTCGGTTAGTTAGAATCTTTAATTGATGTATCCAGCGATACGCCGGAGTACAATTGGTTTCTGGCCAGCAATCCATAAACCAAACGAACGAATTTACGTGAAGTCAGCGCGAGTGCTCTTTTGTGTTGATGTTTCGGAACTTCATTGTACTTCTTCCGATAGTACGTTCCGTACTCAACGTTGTGTTTTCTCATACTGTTGGCAGCTTCGCCAAGATAGTATCGAAGATAACGATTACCAGCTTTTATCATAGGAGTATCTTCTCCGTCGAAATCACCGGACTGGTTGGATTTCCATGTGAGACCGGCATACTTGGCAAGAGCATCAGATGAATGAAAAGCGGTTATATCGCCTATTTCAGCAATTATGCCACCAGCAAAGACAGGACCGATGCCGTCAATGGATTGAAGAATAATAAAAGCATTTGGGTTCAATCCTTTTATTTCTTTTTCAATAGCATTGTCAATGACTTTGATTTCTCTTTTAAAGGTTTCAATGCAGTTGAAAGAACTGGCAATAGACACATTTAAAGGCTCATAAAGAGCTTTGTCCAGACGATAAGAATCTCTGGCAGCTTTCTTTAATAAATCAGCGGTCTTGCTTATGTCTTTAATGCGGTTGCGGCTTTTCTTTGCAAGGAATGCAATCAGATCTTCTTCGGAAGAATCTAAGATTTCTTCCGGGGAAAAGTATTCCATTAATACACTGGAAGATGTAGCACCATATATATCGCAGAAAGGCTGATCGTCTCCTTCAAGCATCTGCAATTCACTGAATTTCAGATAAAGATTGGAAACAAGATAAGTTTTCTCTCTTGTCATGCATTCAACAAGGTGAAGGCGATGCCGTGTGAGACGTTTCAAAGCCAGAAACTGGCTGCCACGCCAAGGCTCGGATTCAATGTTTCCAGCTCTTGCATAGTCTGCAATAACAAAAGCATCGATAGGATCCGATTTACCAAGTCCTATATAGCTTTTCTTGTAGTTTGCAGTACATTTAGGGTTCAGGACGAAAACGTAAGGCTTGAACCGCATCAATTCTTCACAGGAAGAAAGATAATTAGCGATATGGATGCTGTAAACAGAAGTTGATTCTAAAGCTGCAACAATCGTAGTTATATCAGGGTGTTCTTTTAAACACTCAAGTATCTTCAATGCTAATTCCTCAGCTCCAGGCTGATTGTTAGCAAAAGAAGAGTTTATGTATTTATTTTTATAAAAATCCAAAGCGCAAACATAGTTGGATTTTGAACTGACGTCAATACCGACGTAAAGCGTAGATAATGGGTTAATCTTTAACATGATATCACCCGCCTTTCCGATTAAGTATTCTTGGAACCTGAAGAAAAAGGTTTATCCTGGGAATCATATGCTGACCGAAACCTCGCGTAATAAGCATGCACCCTGGCAGCTCTTTTGCTGGTGCTGTACGCCAGGGGATGAAACATCTGTGTAAGCGGAATGTGACATATGAATCAGGCTGCAAGCTTTCTAAGCAGGCACCGGAGACCGGGCTGAAAGGAGACAAAGCAGAGCCTCTAGACATCAGACTCTGCTGATATCATACCACAGAATAACCTATGTAACTAATAACCAAAGTAGATGAGATGGAAAGGGATTATCCCAGGTGTCTCAGATCATCTATAAATCTATAGAAAGAATAAGTGCATAACCATCGTTTCTACTGGCTATACACTTATTATACGAGGAGTGAAAATATGGATAATTTGGTACACATTGGAAATGCAGATATTTCCATCAAAGAGTACAAAGGCGAGCGAGTGGTCACATTTAAGGACATTGACATGGTACATGAAAGACCGGACGGAACAGCAAGAAAAAGATTTAACGACAATAAGAAAGACTTTATTTTAGGAGAAGATTACTTCGTCCGAAATTCGGATGAAGCCAATGGGGAATTTGGTGTAACCGCTCCGAAGGGAATGTATCTTTTTACCGAGCAGGGTTATCTAATGTTGGTCAAGTCGTTCACGGATGATTTGGCATGGGAAGTACAAAAGAAATTAGCTTCTACCTATTTTAATGTATATTTTCGGATGCGACTTGAACATTGTAGCAGAGTACGAAATCAGATATTGCGCATGAAAGGAAGTGATTGTATGAGCGAAAAAGAAAAGCGAGTTGTCGAAAAACTTCGTGATGCCATTCCGAATATGACAGATTTTCAGAAAGGATATGTCCTTGGAATGGTAGAGAGTTCTGCTTCGAAACATAGTGAGCAGGGCGAGGAAAACGAAAGGGGTGATAATGGGTGGAAGAAAAAAGATACCGTCTTTTAGACGAAGAAGGAAAAGCCACAATCGTAAAGAAAGACAAGGATAGATATATCGGTCTTGATGAATTAGCGCAGCACATAGCAATGAATATGGTTGATGATTACCAAAGCATTTTGGACGGCGATAAGAAAATCGAAGATACAAACATTGAATTATCCGTCAAAGTCCTTACCGCCATTTCTCCGGTCATTAAAACATATTAGAAATGTTTTATGTTACGGAATGGGTTTTCTGCCGCTTCCACGCTAGAGGATCGATTTTCTTCTTTCGGTAGAGATTTTTTGATTTCTTCGCAGTATTGGTCGTACTTGGTTTTGAAATCACTGAAAGAATCATTACATCCGCAAATTTTAGCGATAGCGTAGGCAGATACATATTCATTGTTCAAAAATTCACCTCCCTTATTTGATGATAAGGGAATTATACCACAGAAAGGAGAGTTATGAGCGTATTACGGATTTTCAATAATGAAGAGTTTGGAGAGATTCGGACAATTACAAAAGATGATGAACCTTGGTTTGTTGCAAGTGACATATGCAGGTCGTTAGATTTGTCAAACCCAACAATGGCTATGCAAAGAATTGACGATGATGAAAAGGCTAAATTCAATTTAGGGTTATCTGGTGGAGAGACAAACTGTGTAAACGAATACGGTCTTTACTCATTGGTACTTGCAAGCAGAAAAAGAGAAGCCAAGGATTTCAAAAGGTGGATTACGCATGAAGTCCTTCCGTCAATCAGAAAGAATGGCGGCTACATAGCAGGTCAGGAAACCTTGTCTGATGAAGAGTTGCTTTCCAAGGCTCTTATGGTGGCACAACGAAAGATTCACGAAAAGAACAACATTATTGCCATGCAGGACTCGCGTATACAAGGGATGATACCTAAAGAGATTTTCGCAGATGCGGTTGCAACGAGCCATACGTCAATTCTGATCGGAGATTTAGCAAAGCTGATTTGTCAGAACGGTGTGCAGATAGGACAGAAGCGGTTGTTTGAGTGGTTACGAGAGAATAACTTCCTTATTAAAAGCGGCACTTCTAGGAATATGCCAAAACAGAGATATGTTGAACAGGGATTGTTTGAGGTTAAGGAAAGTAACATTCAGAATCCGGACGGTTCTGTAAGAATCACAAAGACAACGAAAGTTACCGGAAAAGGACAGGTTTACTTTGTAAACAAGTTTCTGAAAGGAGCATGAATGAAAAAAGTAATCCAATTCATCATAGGTGCGGTTGCAATGGAGTATTCCTTGGTTGCCGCGTGTTATATGGATAGTGAGGGCGTGTCCGGGAATGTGTCGGCTATTAAATTTGTAGCCGGTGCGGTAATCGCGGCAATTATGTATTACTGGTCGGAAGTAGACCGGAAGAGAGACGAACTTGACAAGCGAATCAAGAGAAAACGCAGAATGAGAGAGGATGAATGGTAGGCGTTGTGTATATAAGTGGTACGAGATGTTCCACGAAAGAAAAGCGTATGCTTGCTGAACTTTTGGCAGGGAAACGAAAGAAACAGAATGATAAAGATAATTTTGAAAATGTTCTTGACAGAGAAATGGAAAGGAGAAGCAATGGAGAACAAAATAACACTGATCGGTGATGTTGTATCAGCACCAAGGGAAAGCCATACAACGTCAAGCGGTAAGAAATTTTATAAATTTTTTATCGGAGTTGAAAGAAAAAGCGGTGTTGCAGATATACTTCCTGTACTGTTTGATGAAGAAATCAGCGATACAGGAATCAGCGGAACAGTATGTGTCAAGGGGAAGATGATTACCCGGCACGTAAAAACAGGGTCTGGAGAAGCCATTCTTACATATGTTATGTCTGATACAATCACAAAGCCAGAGGATGATAGCCCTTTGAATGAAGTAAGTCTTGACGGAATTATCGAGGAAAAGCAGCTTAGAGAAACACCACTTGGTCGTAAAATCTGTGATGTGAAACTCAAAAACATAAGAGAAAACGGAAAAGAGGATTTAATCACTTGTATCGCATGGGGAAAGTGTGCAGAATATACAAACTCGCTTGCTTTAGGTGATGCGGTAAGCACATACGGCAGATTGCAGAGCCGGAGATACAAGAAAACGTGTAAAGATGGTCGCGTTGTGGAAAAAGTTACATATGAGTTATCAATAAAAGGAATCGTGGGGGTGTAGAATAATGCGAATGATTTTAAAATCGTTACATATTGAAAATTTCAAAGGTGTAAAGGATAAGACATACGAATTCGGAAAGACAACAAGGGTTTCCGGCATGAACCGTAGAGGAAAGACCACAATCGGGGCGGCATGGTACTGGCTGATGTCTGATAAGAACTATGAACTTGTCAGCAATCCAAACATTAGACCGGACAATGTAGAAGATTGCATTCCGACCGTTACTGCAGATGTTGATGTAAGTGGAAAAGAGATTACTCTTTCCAAGATGCAGAAGCGAAAAGTTGGAAAGCCGGATAAAAATGGAGTTTCGAAAGTTACTATCACAAATACATATGAGATCAATTCTGTGCCTAAGACAGAACGTGATTTTAAGGCATATCTGGAAGAATTAGGGTTTGAGTTTGATAAATTCCTCATTTGTTCGCACCCGAATGTGTTCACTAAGGATTTGTCGTTGAAGAAAAAACAGGATGAAATGAGAAAATCCTTATTCGCTATGGCAAGTGCAAAAACAGATTTAGAGATTGCGCAAATGAATAAAGAAACTGCGGATGTTGCAAAACTACTTGAATCTTATAAATTCGAGGAAATTGAAGCCATGAATAACGCTTCCAAGAAGAAAGCAGTTGAACAGTTAGATGCGATTCCTAATCAGATTATCGGTCTGGAGAAAGCAAAAGTTGATGTAGATGTGGCAGAGCAGGAACTTGCCAAGGCTGATCTGACAAGAAGAATCGCTGAATGCGATAAGAAGATTGCCGGTGCCGATCATTCGCTTGACGAATTGCGCGATAAGGAAATGCGGTTACAACTTGATATATCCGGAATTACACAGACGATGAACCGCGAATTATCCAATCGTAGATACGAAATTGATGCTGATCTGTGCGGTTGCGAAGATGAATTAAAACATCTGGAGCAGACGATTTCTTTGAAAGAAAATCAGATTGTCGGTAATGAAAAGGCTATCACAGATGCGGATGCAGAACGGAAGAAAATTGGAGAAAAGTACAATGCAGAATATGCCAAGGCATTTGATGAAGCGCCTTACCTGTTTGACGAATCCAAGTGGGTATTTGATGAAAATAGCACTGTTTGTTCACTGTGCGGTCAGAAGTTGCCAGAAGATAAAATCGAGCAGTTAAAGGCTGATTTTGAAAGCCGGAAAGAAAAAGCCAAGGCAGATGCGGAAGAAAAACTGAAAGCAAAAAGATTTAAGTTTGACACTGACAAAAAGGTTGAACTGAATCGGTTGAATACTATTGGCACCGAGAAGAAAGAACTTATTACCGAACTTACAAAGAAAAATGCTGATCTGAATACAGAAATTGACGCTTTAAAGAAACAAGAACAGGATGCCATTGCAAAGAAAGAAGAACTTTCGAAGCAGTTATCCGAGATCCCGAGCGAAGCTGATTACACGCAGAATGAAGATTATGTGAAACTGAAAGCAGAGCGTGACAAGGTTCTCGCCGATATTGAAAAGCTGGAATCTGATGGTGCGGACAAGATTGTTACTGATTTGAAAGTCGAGAAAGCAGATCTGCAGAGCCAGCTTGATGAAGTAAATAAGATTATTGCACAGGCTGAAAACAATGTTCGCATTGATGAACAGATTGCAGATATGCAACAGAAACAGCGTGAGTATGGACAAGCAAAGGCAGATGCCGAGAGGATTCTTTATCAGCTCAAAGAAGTTTCAAAACGAAAGAATGAGTTACTTGTTGAAGAAATCAATGAGCATTTCGGTATTGTGCGTTGGAAGTTGTCCGATTTCCAGAAGAACGGAGAATATAAGGAAGTTTGTATTCCTACGGTGCTTGATGAAGAAACCGGCATTTATAAGGTATTCGGAGATACGACAAACACCGGCAGGGAAATTGAAGCGAAGATTGATATTTGCAACAGTTTTCAGAAGTTCTACGGTATGCATGTTCCTATTGTTTTGGATGGGGCAGAGAGCATTAACAATAAGTATCTCCCAAAAGTTGATACGCAGTTAATTCTTCTGACCGTATCAGAGGACAAGCAGTTGAAAGTGGAGGGTGTGTAGAATGTCAAGAGTAGGGACAAGCAACAACATCACACAGCCGGATGCACGGTGTATGTCATGCAAGCGTTGGAAGAGCGCAAGTAAGAAAGGATTCATGGATTTTGCGGAATCCGGACATTGTTCTCTTCCATATTGTGAGAAAGATATGAGAAATAAAGGAAAGAGAGAAAAAATAAATGGCTAATATGATGAGTTTGAACATTAGTGATGAAATTATTAAAGCGGCAGTTAGAGAAGAAGTAAATGCAGGAATTGTAAAAGCATTGGGAAATCCGGAAATTGTAGTTCGTGATGCTATTCATGAGATGACAGATAAGTATGTGGACAGCAAGGGCGAGTTCGTGAAAAAGGATTCTTGGCGTGCGATGCCATACTTTGATTGGCTTGCAAAAAATACTATTGAAAAAACAGTAAAAGAAGAAATTGAAAAGTATATCAATGAAAACAGAGAAGAATTTGCAAAAGAAATCAGAAAACAGTTGCAGAGTACAAATTTTAAAGAAAGCATTGCAGCATCATTTTTGAAATCGCTTTCTGATATTGCAGAATCCTCTTGGAAGATGCCAATAAATGTTTCCTTTGAGTAACCGGAAGATTAATTTGGGGAGGTATCAGAATGAATTATATCAAAGCAAAATACCCGAACAGCACACGCAGTTACATCTTCAAGACCGAGGATTCTGTAAAAGCCGGTGACATGGTTGTAAATGCCAAAGGTGCAAAGCTGACGGTCACGGATGAAACCGTGGATATGAAGTGGGTGGAAACCTATGGTGCTGATAAGGTGGCGGTTGTGAGGAAATATGAGGAATATCGCATTGTTGACATCCGAGATGCACAGACGCGAAATACAAGGCTAGACGGTAGATATCCATTAAGAATTGGCAGAATTGTTGAAAAGCCGTACGCACATATTGGGTTGCCAATGATTCTTAATTACATTAGAAATGCTGATGGTACGGATTATTCTGGCATGATCTTAAGAACGAGCCGTGTTTGTGGTTCATTTATCAACGAAAAGGGGAATCTTGTAGTTGAAACAATGAATAGCGTGTATGAATTTGAAGTTGTAAAAAATGCAGAAAGTGAGGAAAAATAAATGATCTTACAGAGAAAGACAGTTTGTACAGGAAAAGGAATTTGCAAGGTTGAACTTGTGAAAGAGGGGACAGATTACATCGTGAAAGTCGATGGGGACGTTTATAAAAGAACTGCAAATGAGTCGTTCGCAGTACAGGCATTTAATGAGATTTAGGAAAGCGAGGGATAGATATGATTAAATCAGATTTTGGAACAATAGAAGTAAATGGAACCGAGCCGGTTATCATGACTGAATTTGAAACTCTTTTAGTGGCTTTAAGGAATGTTCTCGGAGAGGAGAAATACAACCTTGTTTTACAGGGAGCAAGTGAAAAGGAGCTGTCAAAGGATGGTAAAGAAATATCAAGAAACGGCGAAAAAGAACGCTTGGTAGAAGCTCTCAAAACATTTTTAAGTGAAATGGAGGATAAGTAATTATGGCAGAGAACAACAGTTTAGATGTACAGAAAGTCAACACTGCGGTCAGCCAGTGGACTAATTCAATCACGAATCTTGTTACAAAAGATTTCGAGTTATGCGGTGTGCCGTATGATGATTATTCAAAGCAGTGCGCCATGTCAGCTATGACAAGCATTTATCAGCTTGTTAAGGATAGCGATAAAATCAAGGATTTAAACGGACTTGATACATCGAATCTGCGAGAGGTTGTAGGTCAGTGCGCAAGCCTTAAACTCAATGCTAATGCAGTGCCGAGAGAGTGCTATTTTCAGCTTAGAACAAAGAAAGTCGGAGACGACTATGTACAGGTCGTAGAAATGGGAATTGAGGGAGACGGAAACGATGCGTTACTTCGTAATTACGGAGAAAATGTAGATACCGTATATCCTTGTTGGCTTGTTAAAGACGGTGACGAGTTTTCCTATCCAAAGCATAAGGGTATCGAAATGACACCACCGGAATGGGAAGAAATGGGACGGTCGCAGAAAGTTGTCCGTGTTGTTTATCCTTTGAAATTAAAGGACGGCACATTTCAGTATCTGATCGCAGAGAGAGACGGCGTAAAGGTTAATCTGTTCGCTCATGTGCGCAACAATCTGATGAATGAAACTTTCGGTATTTGTCAGAATCGTTACAAAGCATCAGCCGAGCAGTTGAGCAAAATCAAGGCTAAGAAAGAGGAGATTTTCGATGCTTTGAGAAAATGCGCAACCGTTGATGAAATGTTGGAATGTGAAGTTGCAAAGCCTTATATCAGCGCAGCATGGCTTGACACACCGGAATCAATGATTGTTCGTAAAATGCGCAACAATGCAATCAAGAAGTATCGCAAGGACTTCAATAGCATGGCAAAGCAGTCATTCAATCAGCTTGATGAAACCTATGTGCAGACACAGGAAGAAATTGCCGAAAACGCCAATTCAGAGCCGTTTGTTGTGGCAGAATCCGAAGCGATCGACGGTGCAGCAGTTGAGCCGGAGAAAGTTGTTGAGAATGGCGAGAACGTACCGGACTTTATGAAAGATTAGGGAGGTTGCTATGAGAGTTATATCACAGGACGGAACGTTTGATATGCCATACGAAATGAGTATTGTATGGTGTGAAGATGCTGGGGCTGTACTTTTGCAACCAATCGGAGAAACAGGGGAATATCAGACGTTTGCCAAATATTCTACCGAAGAAAAAGCAAAGAAAGCCATGGAAATGCTTAGAATTGCGTATGAAAATAATGTGTTTTATCATTGCACAGCTGGTTCAAAGTGTTTTGAAGAAGTACGGAGTATTTTGAGCGAGGAACAATTTCAGAAAGCTACAACAGAATATTTTCAGTTTCCTGCAGAGGAAGAATTGGAGTAGGGTATGAAACTTAGAGTTTTGGGGTCAAGTAGTTCCGGCAACTCATACGCCTTAATTGCCGATAACGGAGAAATCCTTGCGATTGAAGCCGGTTGTAAATTTCTTGATTTCAAGAAAATGATTGATTGGAAAATCTCGAATGTTGTCGGTTGCATTGTGAGCCACGAACACGGAGACCATGCGCGATACATAAAAAATTTCATGAAATCCGGCATCCCGGTTTATACGGCGTTTGAAACACAGACCGCACTTGAAACAATAACTGGAGAACGTACAATAGCAATTTCACCACGCAGAACACGGCAAATCGGCAGTTTTTCAGTAACACCATTCAATGTACCACATGACAAAGAAATCGAGTGCTACGGCTATTTAATCGAGCATGAGGAAATGGACAAACTGTTATTCTTGACCGACTTGGAATATTGCAAGTATAACTTCTCGAAGCTTAACATTGAACATATCATGGTTGAAGCCAATTATAGCATGGACTTGGTAGACCGTAATGAGCCAAACTATGAACACCGCCTGCGAGGTCATATGAGCCTTGATACGGCACTTAAATTTATTCAGACGAACGACAACCCAGCTTTACGAAATGTCGTTTTAATACACTTATCGGACACAAGCGGAGATCCCGCGTTATTCCTACAACGAACGAAAGAAACAATTGAATATGGAGCGAATGTTTATGTGGCAGAAAAAGGGCTAGAGGTTGATATGAACCTTTGTCCGTTCTGAAAGAATGGAGGAAACATGAAATTATATATTTACAGTTTTCGAAGCGGAAAACTCGAAGAACAGGTTGCCGAAGCAAAAGAATGTGCCAAAACTTATGTGACATTGGAGGATGCAATTGGCGGATTTTACAAAGGAAGCAGAATCAGAAAAGAGTCTATTGGTAGCATTTGCGGATGGTCAGGAAACACGATAATTTTTTTGGAAAAAAACAGGAATGCGGCAATTGAAAAATTTATTTCGGGAGAAAGAAAGGAAGAAAAACTTGCAAAGGCACAACTTGATATTACACAGAAACGCATTGCGTATCTTGAAAATTTGAAATAGGTTGAAACACCTTGGCGAAAGCCTAAAAGAAACTGTCTTGTTTGGCGAATAGTTATCACAAACTTTATTGAAAGCCATGTTTTGGCGGTGCGTTCATCGTACCGCCCTTACAAAAGATTGGAGGAAAAAATTGAAATTATGTGAATACTGTATGGCTGAATTTGAGCCGAAACAACCAAATCAGAAATACTGTAGACCAAAATGCGCCAAAAGATTTGCGCAGTTTAGAAATTTTAAAAAGGCTGGAAGAACTGTGTATAAAAGAATATGCCCGAAATGTGGCAGACTGTTTATGACGATAGATGAACGAAAATTTGATTGCCAAGACTGCATCGGCAATGAAGTTAAAGAACGATTGAGAAATCCAAAGAAAAAGGATGATGAAATAAAGGCTGTGAATCATATGGCACGCGCTTCTGGCATGAGTTACGGAAAGTTTGTGGCTCAAATGAGCATGAAGCCATTGGAGAGGAAGTGATTGGGTTGGACTATAAGAAGTTTAGACAGGCAAAAGCTATTGAAGCAAAGAACAAAAAGCGTTGGCTGGAAGCAAATCCAAAGCTGGATGATGAAAGCGGGATATACACGTTGGTAAGGATTGACGAGGATGGCTTTCGGTACGCCTACGTGGGACAGGCAAAACACATTTTGACAAGGCTTGCGCAACATCTTGTTGGGTATCAGCACATTGATCTTTCGCTGAAAAAGCACGGTCTGTTTTCGCAAGACAACAAATATGGTTGGAAAGTTGGTTGCGCGCATTATCCAGAAAATGAGCTGGACGAGAAGGAGCAGTATATTATCAAACTGTATGCAGACAAAGGCTATCAACTTCGCAATAAAACAAGCGGTTCACAGGGCGAGGGCAAAGCTAAGATTGATGATTACCGTCCGGCAAAAGGCTATTATGACGGAATTAAGCAAGGCAAAAAGAGTCTTGCCAAGGAATTATCGCATATCGCCGAAAAGCACCTTGAAATCCGCTTGAAGCCGGAGAAACAGGGTAACAAAGTTTCTGAAAAGCAGTATGAGAAGTTTATGACTTTGATTTCTGAAAATACATATGAGGAGAGTGATTAAATGGCAGAAGTCAAGTGGATTAAAATCACAACAGATGTCTTTGATGATGAAAAGATTCTGCTGATTGAGAGTATGCCGAGTGCGGATAGCATCATTACGATTTGGTTTAAACTTCTTATTCTTGCCGGAAAACAGAATAACAACGGTGTGTTTATGATGAGCAACAAGTTGCCGTTTACGGACGAAATGCTTGCCACCATTTTCCGCAGAGATTTGAACACGGTAAGGCTTGCGCTTAAGACCTTTGAAGAATTTGGAATGATTGAAGTTGTTGACAACGTGATAACGATTCCTAATTGGAATAAGCATCAAACGCTTGACGCTTATGAGAAGAAAAAGGAACGTGACAGGCTATATCAGCAGAACCGTAGAAAGAAGCAGAAGAACCTAATTGAGCAAAAATCGCTCGATAAATCGTCTTATGTCGCTATTTCAGATAAAGAAGAAGATAAAGAAGAAGATAAAGAGAAAGAAAATATAAAAGAAAATTCGTTGTCGCCCGATTCTAAAGAGCCATTTAATTTTGAAGATGCTTGGGAAAAGACTTTTAGTATATATCCAAAGAAAACAGCGTACAGTACCTCTAAAACGGCTTGGATGGATAAAGTGCTAGAAGTTATCGAAGAGAACCAACCGGACATTGCACGGCTGTTATACAAAGCCACAGAAGCATATTTGAGTGACTATCAAGAAAAGAATCCAAATGATACGGATTTTCGGTACATTCCAAAATATGTTGATTGGCTGAAAAATGATTGCGACTATTGGTTGCAGATCGCGGAGAAACGAGGTGATTGCAGTTGACAGAAGCAGAGTTCGGAGTGATCGGGTGCATATTGATTGACAATGATGTGTTAAATAGCATCTGGCGAACGCTGAAACCAGAAATGTTTAGTTCGGATTTTGCGCAGGATACATACAAGGAAATGCTTGCCATGTATGACCGGAATGAAAGTATTGACCCAATGTCTTTATCAATGGCACTTGAAAACCACAAATACACGCAGGAACAGATTAGTGAATTGATGAAATCCTGTATTACCGGAACAATCACTTCAACCATGGTTAAAAGTTATGCCGATGCGGTTGCGAAAGAATACAAGGCGAGAATGGTTCGGGAAATGTACCAGAAATCCAGTTTAAAACCATGCGACATTGATGATACAATCAGCGATCTTCTTACAAGACTTGAACATTTGCAAGAGGGAAAAGAAGTAAAGCTAAAACCAATGAAGCAGATTGCAGCTGAGAATAAAGACAAATATTTCAACGAAAGTGTTGGAGAGGGTGGTATAAAAATCGGGTTATCGCAACTTGATGATGCACTTGGAGATCTTGAACGCGGTGACGTAACAGTAATTGCCGCAAGACCGGCAGTTGGAAAATCCGCACTCACAACGCAGATTATTGGGAATATGGCAAAAAAGGGACTTAAAGTTGCATATTTCAACTTGGAAATGATTGATAAACAGGTGTATGAGCGTTTCATTTCAAGGCTTGCGGAAATCGGCTTAACGAGAATCAGAAGGGCAAAGGCTTTTCTTGGAGATGAACAGGAAAAATTTAACCGAGCAAATGAAGAAATGAGTAATTATCAATTATGGATTGCGTCCGGAACCGTATCTCCGAGAGAAATAAAGTCAGAATGCAGACACCAAAATTTTGATGTTATCGTTGTTGACTATCTGCAATTGCTTATGCCTGATAACAGATATTCCGGAAGAAATGAAGAAGTAGCATCAATTTCAAGAGGTTTAAAATCGGTTGCAAGAGACTTAAATACACATGTAATAGCACTTTCACAGATAACAAGAGCTTCCGAAAGCAGAGAAACAAAAGAGCCTACCATGGCAGAGTTGAGGGAATCCGGGGCAATCGAACAGGATGCGTCAAACATAATTATGCTGTGGAATCTGTCAGACAATGACAAGGGAGCCAAGGGCGCAAAAATCGAAAAGAACAGACAAGGAATGACAATGCGTGAAGCAATGGAATTTGACGGAGATCACATGAAGTTTGTTGAAATCGACAAGCCGTTTGATGATGTTGTTGCGGAAATAAAAAAGAAAGAACGCGGGGACGGATTTAAACCATACAATGGCGATTGTCCGTTTTAGAGGTAGCGACTATGGCAAGTGCAAAGATCGAAAATGGTTCGGAAGAATGGCAAGTATTCATGGATTATTGGAAGTTTATCCAAGACTACTACGCGCCGGATAATGACGATGCATGGTGGCAGGAAGTGATGAAAGCCGGAGAAAAACTGATAAACAAGTACAAAGGTATGGAAATCGAGGAGCGTGCAAGACAGCTTGTATTAAGCCACTTTGCATGGTTGGAAATTACATACAGAAAGGGCAAAAATGTCGGAACAAAGATTGTATGAGATTGTTAATCTCAAAACAGGGCAAGTATACAACCGGGTGAAAAGCAACGAGGTAAGAATGGTGATCGGGTTGCCAAGACATATTCAAATCGGTCAAATTGCAAATTCCAAAGATAAAACATATAAAAACTGGTATGTTCAAATGCTTGACGGTCGGTGCGAAAGAGTCTTTCGGAAATCAAAAATTTACCCATTTACGAAAAAGACGTACAAGCAGTGGGAAAATCTGAATCGGAGGTATTCACAGGTATGAGCAATGCATTAAAGAGAAAAAGTAATAAAAATCTGTTTTTTACAAAGCAGGATACTAAGATCATTGGCAGAAATAGCTTCGAAAAGCGAAATTCTGATGCGGTTATCACAAAATCATACAAAGAGTTCGTCGTGATCGGCTATATTATCCTGCACAACAAATTCGGATTTGGGCAGAAACGCATTGTGCGATTGCAGGAATTATTGAAACAGTATTTAGATGTCGCGTCTGCCGGTGGCGAGAATGGGAAAGATTTATCCGTAATGCTGAAACAGAAATATGAAATTGACATTCAAGAGAAAGTGAGAAGTGTGCCGCAAAGACAGCTTATGATCTTGTACGCAAAGAAAGGATTCTGCATCGAGCGAGAAGCCTACAGACTTTCCAGTGCGTCATTGTTTAACTATTTTGCACTCACGCTTACGATTCTGAAAAAGGAATTTAAGCTGTCTGTTAAGCAGCTGCAGGAGTTTTCGGATAAGTTTGTTGATTATATCGACACACTGGCTAATTACAAACAGTTTCAGTTGACCGTGCCGATGATAGCGCAGAGTTTGGCGAATGAGATTAAGTTTGTATGTGATTTGGAGGTTTAATATGACAAATAAAGAAAAATACGCTAAAGAGATTTTAGATATTGCTTGCGCAGGGGATAATGTGGCAATGAGAAAGTCTGACAATGTGGTAGTTGGTTGCAAAAATTTGAAATGTTCGGATTGCGCTTTTAACACGCATGGAAAAGGGTATTGCAATGACATGATCGAAAAATGGGCGAACAGCGAGTATGTTGAGCCGCCTGTTGATTGGAGTAAGGTTGCGGTCGATACGCCGATTTTGGTAAGAAATAGCGAAGAAGAAACGTGGAGAAAAAGATATTTTGCAAAATACGAGAATGAAACGGTGTATGCGTGGGATGGAGGAAAAACATCTTGGAGCGCTGGAAGTAAACTTCGTATTTTCGATTGGAAATTCGCAAAGCTGGCAGAAAGTGAGGGATAGGCATGGAGAGATTAACAGAGCAAACAGCGGTTGGAATCTTGGTAAAAGAGAATTACGAGAAAGAATCCTTAAAAACCTTGTATTCGTGCTATGGCGAAAAGCCTAATTCATATTATTCCAACTGTGAAGAAGGTTATTGCGCAATGGAGAAGTTAGCGGATTACGAGGATGCAGAGGAGTAGGGCAGACTTATTATTCTACCTTGTAAAGTGGGAGATACAGTTTATTGTATTTTCAACAGATACACTAGATGCACATTTAGCAATGAGGAATTCGACGAATATAGTTGCCAAGGGTGCGAGTATGAGTGTGACAGCAAAAAAGAAAATTATGTACAAGATATGAAAGCATATAGCCTTGATTGGATTGTAACAAATTTGAAGAATATTGGCAAAACAGTATTCCTCACAAAATCCGAAGCAGAAGCAAAACTGAAAGAATTGAGAGGTGGAGAAAATGAAAGTAGTAATTGACATACCTAACGATTTCACAGGAGACTATATTGTTGACAAATTTAAAGATTTCTTTTCAAGGGTTATCGCGGATATTGATTGCAAAGGTATGTGTGGTAGATATGAGAAAGAAATTGCTGAAATGTTTTTAAAAGCATTTGACGATAGCGAAGAAAAGATTTCTTGCAACTGCCAGAACAACAGCAATTCAAGAGATAACGAGCCTTGTTACAGATGTGACAGCAGAGTTTCAGAAAATGATGATACAAAAAACAAAGTTACATCTCCGGAAATTATCGTAAGGATGATAGACAACAAGCCATATTACGAAATCAAGTACAAAAAAGTCGGCGAAGATTATTACCATGTAGGTTACAGTTCATTTAATATTGATAATGTATTGAAATGGCGCGATGAGTGCTTTGAACTTGTTGATGCGAAAGTGACCAATGCCGACAGGATAAGGAATATGTCGGATGAAGAGTTGGCAGATTTTTTAGCAACTGTAACAAGTGATGCTATATGTGGAAGTTCATGGGATTATGATGGGTGGATTAAAGAGCTTCAATCAGAAGCGGAATAGGAGAGAGTATGGAAGATAGATATCTGTATAAAGCTAAGACAACTCCAAAAGAAAAAGGAGAATTTAACAATGTTTGGGTTGCTGGAAATCTTATTGTTTCCAACGGAAAGTATTACATACATCCTGTGGGCAATGTCGTAAACGTTAAGAATGAGATTGGAAGAATAATTGTGATGCACGAAGTAATTCCAGATACAATCTGCCGATGCACAGGACGTGAGGACAGGAACGGCAAGCTGATTTGGGAGAATGATATTGTAAAAATAAATAATAGCAAGGTGAATACGGTTATAGCATTTAGAGATTTTGAAATTATATGTACAATTCCTAACGAAAAATATTATAAGCATAGGCTTGAATATGATACCGAATATGAAGTTATCGGCAATACATTTGACAATCCGGAACTGTTGGAGGTGTAGGAATGACAGAGAATGAAGCAATAGAATTTATGAAAAGATATTTAGATGCTGATTGCTATACAGATAAATGCGTAAATGCGCACAATATGGCAATCAATGCGCTTGAAGAAATCCAGAAGTACCGAGCAGTCGGAACGGTGGAAGAATGCCGGGCGGCAATGGAACGAAACAATGAAAAACTCGGATAATTGATGGAGTTACAGAGTGCTGCGGTTATGATTTTGGAATAGATGCGTTTCAAAGGGAGCTGCCTAAATTCTGCCCTGTATGCGGTAGGAAAATTGAAAGGAGTGATGAAGAGTGATGTTTCAATCGTACATAAATTTCATTCTACTAATACTTATAGCCATTAGGTTAGATATTCTAACAAAATTTGGAGTCAATCTTTTTTGCGTTCTGTCAGTTGTAGCGATGATTGGACATGAGATTTTTGATTATTTGAAAAAAGGAGATAAAAAACGATGAGACTGATTGATGCAGAAAATTTAATGACAGTAACAGATATTCGCGGAGATGGAACAGAAATTACACATGTTCCTTATTCAGAAATTGAGAGTGCGCCGACTGCCTATGATGTGGACGCGGTTGTAAAACAGTTGGAGAAGAGAATACAGACGCATGAACGTTGTATTGAATATGAAAAGAAAAACGGAACGATAACAGAAGAATTTCAGCAAAGAAAAGCTGTTGAAGTGCTGAAAGAAGCAATCGAGATTGTGAAAGGCGGTGGAGTAGATGCGGAAACCGATTCCTAAATCCGTAAGGAAACAGGTGTATGCAAAATACAATGGGCATTGCGCTTATTGTGGCTGTGAAATACCGGAGAAAGGCTTCAACGTAGACCATTTGCATTGCCTTAGAAATTATGAGTACACCGAAGAATTTACCGGAATTGACGTACACGACATAAGTAATCTGATGCCGTCTTGCGGGTCATGCAATCGCTACAAGTCAACAATGGATTTAGAGACATTCAGAGAGGAGTTACAGAAGATACCGGATAGGCTGAAAAGAGATGTGTGTACATACAACATTGCTCTGCGGTATGGTATGGTGCAGGAAAACAGAGAACCGATTAAGTTCTATTTTGAGAAAGTAGGTGAAGCGGATGCCTAAATGGAATGCAAGTGTAGGATTACAACTTACGATTGACTATGAAGATATAGAGGCAGACACAGAAACAGAAGCTATCCAAATTGCGAAAGACAGAGCATTGGAAGATATTGATTATAACAACTGTGAGTGCGATACTTCCAATCCAATCGTATATTGCTGTTACAAGGAGGATTCGGATGAGTAGAGAATTACCAATTTTATTTAACACAGAGATGGTTCGGGCGATTCTGGACGGACGGAAGACCTGCACCAGACGTGTGATAAAGCCGCAACCACAATCAAGGCTATGTTATACATATGCAGGTAGCCACAATGATTGTATAGGAAAATGGACATATCCAAACAGGGGAGCACACAAACTTTGGGGCGAAGAATATAAGCTTCCGAAAAATATAAAGGATGAGGAATTAAGCAAACGATGGAATCCACCATATCACACGGACGATATACTGTACGTGAGAGAAACATGGAGCGAAGGATATGAAGATGGAACATATATTTACAGGGCTGATGATAAGCTGGCAGACTTGCCTACATTTAAGGAATCATCAAAACTGATATACCATCCGTCCATTCACATGCCGAAAGAAGCCGCACGCATCTGGCTTAAGGTTACGGATGTCAGGGTGGAGCGGTTGCAAGAGATGAAGCCGGTTGATGTGATAAAAGAGGGAGCTTATCCTGATTGTTGGGATTGTCTTAATACATACGGAGAAAGCGGTTCGCAGTGCTGTTATGGGACAGAAGAACAGTGCAGTCAATGTGATGAAGTGATGATGGAATGGGAAAAACTTTGGAACTCCACCATCAAAAAATCCGACCTTGACCGCTACGGCTGGGATGCGAATCCGTGGGTTTGGATTATCGAATTTGAGCGGTGCGAGAAACCGGAGGGAGTGTGAAGTATGACTGAACTTGAATTGAAAGAAGCGAAACAGAGTGAAGATTAAGAAATTGTTGAAAGAGGGTGAAAGCGATGGAGATTGAAACTATTGATATTGAAGTTCAGGATTATGTCAAGAAGCTCGTGAACGTAGTCACTAAGACAATAGTTGATTCATTTGAAAATCTGACTATTGAAGATGTAAATATGTTTAAGTTGGGTTACAACAAGGCTATTGATGATTTGACTGCTAACATCACTGAGCGTTTTTCCGGGATGGCTATGTCAAGCGGGTTACCAACCGAGGGCGCAACTTGGGAAAATGCCATAAGACAAGTAAAACAGATAGCAGAACAGTTGAAAGGAGAGAAACAGAGTGAAGATTTTAAGTAAGAAGAAATACAATAAACTCTTTAATGATTGCGAGAAACTACAGGAAAAAGTAGAAGAACTCAAAAGAACAAATGAAAGTCTTGAAAAAAAGCTAGAAGATAAAAAGACAAGTTACAAGGCAAATGTTGGCAAAGAATTTTGTAATGTTTGCAAAAATTCTTACAGTTATAGGAAAAATAATGGGCTTGTTGCCATTAACTATGTAGGTTGCTTACTTGATGTGACTTGTGAGAAATTTGAAAAGAAATAACTGACAAAAAATCAAAGAAAGGAATAGGTTGTCGCGACATAAAACCGAGGTTTCCTTTTGGTAGATTTAGAATGAAAGTACATTGTTTATTTGAACAGTCAGGCACATTCAAAAACGCTTTCAAGAAGTATGGGATTGAAGCCTACGACTATGATATTCAGAACGAATTTGGCGAAACAGACTATGTTACTGACCTTTTCGAAGAGATTGATAGGGGGTATCAGGGTGAGCCGAGTTTGTTTGATAAGATAAGTACTGATGATTTGATATTTGCATTTTTTCCTTGCATAAGGTTTGAAAATCAGATAATGCTGTGGTTTAGAGGACAGTCGGCAAGTCAGAAAAAATGGTCTTTAGAAGAAAAATTCGAATTTGATATGAATTTGCTTAAAGAAGTTTCATTTATGTATGATTTGGTAAACAAAATGTTTATTATTTGCACGAGAAAAGGATTGAAATTGGTGATGGAAAATCCTTATTCAGAAGAGCATTTTTTAAGGAGATATTGGTGTTATTCCCCGTCAATAATTGACAGAGATAGAAGAGATAGCGGAGATTACTTTAAAAAGCCTACACAGTATTGGTTTTTGAATTGTGAACCACAGAACAATCTTGTTTTTGAGCCAATTAGATATGTTGGAATACACACTAAATGGGAGCATCGAACAATGAATGATTATTGTGTTACTGGAGCAAGTAATATTAAAACAGCAAGGTCAATGATACACCCACAGTACGCAGATAGATTTATCAGACGATATATTCTTGATGAAGAAATATGGAGAAATCAATAGTTATCAATTATTATCAGATTTCCAACATTAAAAACTCAAATATCAATCAATAAAATAAGGAGAAATGGCTTATGAAATTTACAAAATTCATCAAGCCAGAACTTGAACAAATCAAAGAAAATGCCAATTTCACGGAAGAAGAGGAGAGGATTTTCTCTCTTCTCTGCCGTGGTTTTTCACAAAAGCAAATATCCACAAAAGAAAATCTATCACTAAGAACGATAGAGTACAGAGTGAGAGATATAAAGGATAAAATAGAAAGAACGGGGGTATTTGATTGGATGAAAAAGAACTGTTGAAATATGCCGTTGATAGTGGTATTCTCGACATAGCACTTGTGCAGAAACAAGTCACTATGAAAAAGAGAGAAAAATTACTCAACAAAAACCCTTATAAAATCTATCAAGGAAAGGATGAGAACTGGTACTCATATTTGCCGGATGAAGTAAAAGGCAGACGTAAAATCAAGGCAAAGCGCAGAGAAGCGGTCGAGCAGAAGATTATCGATTATTGGAAGGAGAAAGAGGATGATCCAACAGTAGAGGAAATCTTCAACCGTTGGATTTCACAAAAGCTAGAACTTGAAGAGATAAGCAGGGCAACCTATGACAGATACTTAATGGACTTTCAGAGATACTTTGATGGAATTAAGGATAAGAGAATCAAAAGGATAGACGAATGCGACCTTGAAACGTTCATACGAAACAGTATCCATGATTTCGACATGACTTCCAAGGCATTCTCAAACTTCCGGACGCTGATTTATGGAATCTTTAAGTATGCCAAGCGGAAGAAGTATGTTAAGTTTTCCATTACATACACGCTGAAAGATATGGATATATCGCCAAAAGCATTTAAGCACGTAGTTCGGCAGGCAAAAGACCAAGTATATATGCCGGATGAAAAGGAACGCATGGAGATGTACTTAAGGAATCACTTGGATATCGTGAACCTTGGATTGCTATTTATGTTTAAGACAGGAGTACGCGTCGGGGAATTGTCGGCATTAAAGCGGAAAGATGTTGAAAACTACACGGTTGCGATCAATTCTACAGAGACTCGTTACCGTGATGATGATGGCTTTCACTATGAGGTCAAAGATTTTCCGAAATCAGAAGCCGGATTGCGATTTGCCATATTGCCGGATAAGTACAAATGGATTCTTGATGAAGTACGAAAGAGAAATCCCTTCGGGGAGTATCTATTTGAGAGAGACGGAGAACGGCTGAAATCCTACAACTTTCGTGAACGTTTGCGGTATATCTGCGAACATGAACTTCGAATGAAAGTGAAATCTCCGCACAAAATCCGAAAGACATACGGAAGTATTCTTCTTGACGGAAAAGTGAAAGAGTCCACAATTCTTGATACTATGGGGCATACAGACATTAGTTGCACAAAAGATCATTATTATTTTGATCGTACCGGAATTGAGGAAAAGAGACAGGAACTTGGCTTAATCGAAGCATTATGAGTCCCTAGTACTCAAAGGTGCTCAAAGAAAAATTGAAAGAACGGCTATTTTAAGCCATTTCAAGGCAATTACTCTAGGGTTCGATTCCCGTACGGACTGTTTTAAAAGTCGCATAAACACTGTGTTTGCGGCGTCTTAAAAAACTTTGGTACTCAAAATGGTACTCAAAAACTGAACACAAAAGAAAGGAGTCTGCACAAGTGCTTTAGATTCTTTTCTGTAAATAGTGGACTTGGAACGCTTTGGGCGTTCTTTTTTTATGCGGTTTTTCTGCTTATTTTTTGCGGAAGAACCGTATTTTTTTATGCAAAAATATAAGCATAGGAGGGATGCGGAATGTTATTTACGGATGAAATTCTTGAAAAAATCTTAACAAGAGAAGATGTGTCAAAGGTTCCGCTCGTGTACCAATCAGCAATGATACACGCAATCAAGGAAGTATTGGAGGAAGAGAATGTATCAGATGCAAAATCAGAATATGGCATTTAACCCAAACCCAAGCTATGCCGCATATCAGTACAACCCAATGCAGAGGTTTCAACAGCCAGAGCCACAGATTCCGCAGATGCAACCGCAGTTTCTTGGAATCCAAGGAAAAGTAGTGCAGTCGGAATCAGCGATCATGGCGAATGACGTGCCTATGGATGGAAGTGTTGCGTTTTTTCCAATGCAGGACATGAGCGCAATCGTAGCAAAACAATGGGATGCCAATGGAACAATCAGAAAGACCGTTTACAAGCCTTTTAATGAGCAGATGGCAGATTCTTTGAGTGATGATAAAAAAATCGAAATAGGGCTATCTGATGATGCGACAAAGGCTATTACTGACAAATTAGATTGTTTGTTTGGAAAGATGGAAGAGTTGGAAGATAAGTTATCTTCGCAAATGCAAAGAAAATCTTCACGAACACAAAAGGAGAGTGAGTCTTAATGAATCCTATGCAGATGTTACAGGGAATGAGAAACCCACAGCAGTTTTTACAACAAATGATGGGGAATAACAGCGTAATGAGCAACCCTATGGCTAGAAACGCTATGCAGATGGCACAAAAGGGAGATTCCAAAGGCATTGAGCAGATGGCTAGGAATTTGTGCAAAGAAAAGGGAATTGACGCAGATAAGGCTTTTGAGTCGTTTAAAAGCCAATTAGGAATGTGATACTAATTCTTGCAAGATTATGTATATAAAAAATGAATTATGGAGGTAAATTCTATGTTTAACACAGGTAATTGTGCATCTGTTCCGCTTGTAGCAAACATTGACGGAAACGGAAATAACAACGGATGGGGCGCAGAAGGCTCATGGTTATGGTTCATTATCGTCATCTTTGCTATCTTCGGATGGGGTGGATTCGGTAACGGATTCGGAGGAAACGGAATGAATGGTGGTGTCGGAAGCGAAATCCAGCGCGGATTTGATAATCAGGCGGTTGTGTCAAAACTTGATGGCATTTCAAATGGTCTTTGTGACGGATTCTATGCAGTGCAAAACGGCATGAACGGAATCAACACAAACATTTTACAGACAGGTTTCGGCATTCAGCAGGCCATCAACGCTGATACAGTCGCTAATATGCAGAATACCAATGCTTTACAGGCACAGATCGCTAACTGCTGCTGTGAAACGAGAGAAGCTATTCAGGGCGTAAACTACAATATGGCAACTAACACTTGCGCTTTGCAGAATACCATGAACAGCAACACAAGAGATATTATTGACAGTCAGAACGCAGGAACACGCGCTATTCTTGATTATCTCTGCAATGAGAAAATCTCTAGCTTACAGGCAGAGAATAGCGACCTTCGCAGAGCGGCTTCACAGGATCGCCAGAGCGCATTGCTTACAACTCAGATGGCAGCTCAGACACAGCAGATTATCAATGCAGTAAATCCGTCTGCTATTCCGGCATATGTCGTACCTAACCCAAATGCTTATGCATATGGATGCGGATGCAACACCGGTTGCGGCTGCTAAAACTAAATAATTGAGTATCTTAATTGAGTTTAACTCGATCATGTCTGCTATGCAGTATTACTTATAACCAAAGGGCAGACTATAATGTTTGCCCTTATTTTGTGAAAGAGAGGTAAAAATAATGGAAGTAACAGGAATTGCATTACAAACCGTTGCTGCTGGAGAAGATGTTGCATTCACAGAAACAGCAGTAAATGGAACAAAATGTATCGTACACAGACAGGGAAGTGGAATTATCAAGTTAAGAGGTATCACCAATCAGTGCAAGGCTAGATTTTTGGTATCGTATTCCGGCAACATTCAGATTCCGACAGGCGGCACAGTTGGAGAGATTTCGCTTGCAATCGCGGTTGACGGAGAGCCTTTACAGTCAACAAAGATGATCGTAACGCCAGCCGCAGTTGAGAATTTCTTTAATGTATCAGCACAGGCATACGTTGATGTGCCTTGCGGTTGTTGCAGTACCGTAGCCGTGCAGAATACGTCCACACAGGCTATCGAAGTGCAGAACAGTAATTTGATTGCAGTAAGGGAGGCTTGATATTATGCATAAGTTTGCGAAACAGATTATGGATTGCGTGAAAGCCCACGTTGATGGCATCGGAATCGAGAATTTTGAGGGTCAAAACCTTGATGATCTCAAGGATTGGACGGAGATTGCAAAAAACATCGTATGCTTTGACAAGGATTATAACATTGTTGAAGCAATGAAAAAGTCTGAAGACAATGAGGATATTATGCGTATGCTTGAACAGTACGAGGATTATCCGGGAAGAAGATACTACAATGAGTACCGGTACTCAAACGGAAGATTCGCACCAAAAGGGCGTGGAACACGCAGAGGATATGTAGAACCGCCATATTATCATCAGATGCCGGAAGATTACCACGAATGGGAGAGAATGCCGGAATACGACCGAATGAGAGACCTTGACCGAATGAGTATGGGAAAGATGTATTATTCAGAGCCTATGAGCGGAAATAACGGAATGAGTACCGGTACTCACGATGCAAGAGAGGGTAGAGCCGGTATGAGTCGGAGAAGCTACATGGAGACAAAGGAAATGCATAACGGAAATTCACCGGAAGATAAGGACGCAAAGATGAAAGAGCTTGAAAAGTACATGAAATCTCTTTCGGAAGATGTAACAGAACTGTTTTCCGGCATGTCTCCAGAAGAGAAGCAGTTGACCAAGACAAAGCTGACTACGCTTGTCACGAAAATGTAATAGAGAGGGCGTTTTGCCCTCTTTGTTTGCGAGGTGATAAATTGTTCACGATAAACAATGAAATGTGGAATTTGGTTAAAGTATCGCGTTACAGCGATATGCTACAGAGAAGTGACGGAAGTAGAACGGTAGGCATGACCGACAGGGACACGAAAACGATATATCTTGCGGATGATCTGCGTGGGAAATTTCTTGATCACGTGTTATGCCATGAATTATGTCATGCGTTCTGCCTTTCTTATAATGTATATATGGATATTGATACAGAGGAAATTGTAGCAGACTTCTTGGCTACATACGGAAGAGAAGTGTTTGAAATAGCAGACAGACTATTGATTGAACTTATGGAGGTTGCATAATGGATAAAATTTCAGAATTCTTACAGTATGTGCGCCGGACAAATCCGGAAATGACTAGGGAAAGGCTGATAGAAGAGTTGGGTAAAAGTGATTATGCGGCGCGGTCTTTGATTTTTACGAAAGAAAATTTTTCCCGCGCCCCAAAAAATATTTCGTAATTTTTTGTACCCCCCCCCCTGGGGTAGCGTTTTACGGTCAAGATTCTATTTTTATGGATTCCAAAAAACGTGTAACAAACGTGCAATTATCTGCGATATTCCGTAAATAACACAAATACACCATATATTATGTTATATATAGATAATGCACTGATGATATTTGATAATATTGCCGGTCGCAGGCAAACGCCAAAAGACGCTTGCCCGGCTATAGTTATAGTCTAGCATAGACCGCTTTTTACCACTTGTCAAGATAGCATTTCCCGTCGTACCGGCTGTAAGTGTGTGTTATGTTTTCCGGTCTTTGCGTGATCTGCAACCAATCGCCGCCACGTTGGGCGGTTATTTTGATTTTTGCGGACTCCACCCATTCCACGCCCTCAAACTTGGAATAGCCGCACATTTTGCCTGATATTTCCTGATAACCAAGGGCAGACGCCCGGCGCATGATTTCCTTTTTTCCGATATATTCATATTTTCCCATCTTTCCCACCTCCTTATATTGTGTTGTGCATGGAAACCGATTTCCATGTAAAACGCATTCCCGTCTTTATCATGTTTAAGTCCTCCACTAAATCAACTCTACTTTTTCGATGCTGCAAGTAACACACTGCCCAAAATACGGCTTTTTTAATGACACAAGACGGACAAATTGACCTTCTTTGTGAAAAACTTCAAATTCTTTGCCCCATGTTTCAAAGTGTTCTTTGCTCTGTCCAATTATGCGTACTTTTGCGCCTTTTCTAATTGTTTTAATCATTTTTTAACCTCTCTTTCTTTCTGCTTGTCTCATCAGTGGCAAGGTTGCAACCCTACGCCAGACCGCCGGGCGGCGGTTTCGACTATTCGCAAATTCTGCGGAAAATTTCAATTGTGAGTTTTGCGGCGGCTCTTTTTCTGTCTGCTGTATAGCCTTTGCGCTTGCTTTTTAATGCTTTTTCTGCTTGCTTAAGGTTTCCAACTCCCCAAGATGCCGCTTTATCAAGTTTTTTCCATTCGTCCGGTGTAACTTTTACGGCTTTAAGTGTTTCCGTGTTGATCTCGTAATTTTCTTTGTCTTCCGGGTGTAAATCTTCGCAAACTGGAATATATTCATGCGTTCCCATGTTTTCACCGATATTCCAGACAAAAAAGCGAACCGGGATTTTTTCCACGATTTCAAAAATATCAGTTTTTTCACAAAGTGTAGAAGTGCTATAAATTTTGTTGTTTTCAATTTTAAATTTTCTCATGTTGTTTTCCTCTCTTTCTGTGCTTCATTTGATACTTGTATCATATCACTAATCTTAGTGACAGTCAATAGTAAATATCACTTTTTTTAGAAATATTTCTCTTGACTTTTCCTATCGGGAAAAGTATGATTGATTTAAGAAAAACTATATAGAAAGGAAGATGCACAATGCTAAAATACAGATTTGATGTAGGGGACGCACTGGAGCGCATCGGCTTTAACTCCTACATGGCTAAAACAAGCGGATTGTTGAGCCAAGAAACGCTCAAAAAAATAAAACGCGAGGACACAAATATAAATGCAAAAAGCATAAATAATCTTTGCTTACTTTTGGACATGCAACCCAAAGACATCTTTATATATGTAGAGAGTCCGGAAGATTTGGAGCTAAAAAAGAAATTGCAAAAAAAATAAAATATCACTTGCAAAAGTGATATATATATGCTATAGTATAGTCAGATCAAGAAAACAGCACAGCACCGAAAGGAGAATGGAATATGAGTTTAAAAGAGTGGGCAGAGGAGAATGGGCTATCTGATGTATACAGCCAGTACAAACAGGAGTGCGAAGATATCGCGGAGCAGTGCGAGGCTGAAGGATATCCGGGAAACGGAGAGAATTACGAACTCCGTGTTGAAAATTTAAGAAAATATTACCCGGAATTATTCGGGGAAGAAGATTAGAAAGGAGAACAACATATGAAGATCAAAGGAATAGGGGTAGTAAAGAAACAGGATGCAATGAGCATCTTAACCAGAGAGGGAAAGAAAGCTGTAAAAACCGGATTGATTACAACTGAAGAACTTGGTCAGATGTACAAGCTGGATCAGGTCGAAAAAGCATCAAAGATTGGAAGGTATGGCGAAACTTTCCGACAGTCTTACAAATGGATTCCGGAAGAACTAAAAGAAGAGTTGACACCGGAACAGCTTGGAAAACTCGTAGATGCATTTTATGAGTGCTACGGAGCAGGGAAGAACGCATAAGAAAGAGAGGAAACAAAATGAAAAGCTACAAAGAGTACGAGAAAAAGTTTATAGGGGCAAGCGATATTGCGGCATTAATACTTGTTGGATGCGACGAAAACGGATTGAAAACAAGCACTCTTGATTTTGGCGAAGACGGAAGCTATATGGCATACGTTGTTGACGAGGACGCGGAGATAGGTGCGCATTATAAAAAAGTCGCCGAGTTTAAGCACTGGCTCAAGATTTATGATGACGACGAATTGACATACCGGGTTAATGCACAGGAGATAAACATATATTGCGCCGGAGATTTTGGCTGTATTATCCAAACAATCGGCAGATACTAAAGACAGAGAAAAGAAATCGAGTGGGAAAGATTAAGCATCTGACCCACTCTTTTTCTATCACTCGAAATGCTATTATTTCAATCCTTGTATCCGGGAATTGCTCCAGATACCACGTACAGAGCATCCACTGCACGCGACACAAAAACATAAATTAAATGTTTTGCTTTTACTAAAAAGACTATTGTTTCAATCCGTGTCCACCGGAATCGCTGGTGGAACCACAGCGGCAAGCATCCATGCCGTGCGACATATTTATAGTCTATCATCGGGTCGGACAAAATGCAAGTAAATATTTTCAAACAAGGGCAGCTTTTCCGGCTGCCTTTTCTTTTTGCCATGTCCAAAATCAACAACGCATCCGGGCATATCTTACAAAATCTCCGAAAAACCGTAAACAAACCGTAAAACTTTTCTTAAATTTTTATAAACAAAGCTAGTTGTATTAGGTCTTTGACAAATCCCAAAATGATAGAATAGTATCAGTTTTTGTAAAAAATCGTCTGACAGTCGTCTGACATAACACGACACAGTCGTCTGACGTCGCTTTTTCAGAACTATGTTCTCTTTCTCTCTCTTTTTCTTAATCTTTTAAATTAATAATAATATACTGTATATAAAGTCTATAGGTTTATAGTAAGTGTATATCCGCGCACACGCGCGGTGTAAGTATATAATACCACCTTAAAAAATTGGGGGTTGACTTTAAACCCGGAAATAGTGTATACCAAAAGCAGATAGATAAAACAGATTGGAGGTGTGAATATATATGCAGGATATAGAGAGTGTAGATCTTACAAGCCTTATAGTGGATCTAGGTACAGTACAGATATATACATCAACTGTAAATGATTTGATAGATCAGGCATGTATAGAATTTCACATTGATGATCTGTTAAAAGCTGGACAGAGACAATGGAAAGCTGTAATGCAGTATGTTGGAATGCATCTATTCCCGGATACTAAAGTATTAAAGGACAAGAGTTTAAGTCCTCTTAACAATGGGACTATACCGACTAACTGTAACAGATATGACAGAGAGGCATTATATAAACTTTGTGATTATTATATATATATATCCAACGTATACAGCAAGCTGGTAAGTACAGTGGCATTTAGTTATTTTTGTAATATACCAACTACAACGTTTGACCTTTGGAAAGACGAGGAATCAAGTTCGGTGGCTTTTAAGATTTGGCAAAAATTGCAACGATCTCGTAAGGATTGTATACTTGATCGTGCGTATGACTCCAATAGCCCGGTGGGCACCATGTTCGTGGGAAACAACGAGTTCGGCATGAATCAGCCCGGAATTGGCGATAATGCCACACAACGCAAGGCAATTACAGCGCAGGAGCTGCCAAGGCTGGACGAGAAAAAGAGTCAAGAATTGCACGCAATTGACACACAATTCACAGATACAGCGGCAAATAATACGGTTTAAATTGTGTGTGGTTATTCTACAATTCACAAATGCAGTAATATCAACGGGTGTAGCGTTTCAACCATTCGTGAACTATTCGGAAAAGTTAGGTTTTGCGAATAGTTGCAAGGGTATGACATGAATTGTATTAAAACAATTTGATTTTCACACAATGACAACAAAACGAAACGGAAAATATTTTAGATTTCCACGTTTGCAGAAAAAGGATGGGGAGGGGGTCTGGCAGAAAGACCACCGGGCGGCTACTAAGTCCATTAAATTCATCAAAAAAATAAAAAGCCACTTACAACACCCATTGACTTTCACCGTAAATAGGCTATAATAAATTTATAACAATTCACTTTCACGTTGCGAATCGCAACTAAATTTCCAAAAATTTTTTTAAAAAACAAAAAGAGGTCAAGCACTATGAGGTCATTGATTGAGTATATCCGTTCATGTTTCTGCAAACATGATTTGGAGCTTTTGTTCGATACAGACATCATGGATGGCGATAAGTTATTTAATAGCATAAAAGTGTATCGTTGCAGAAAATGCGGGTTAGAAAAGCGATACAAGGCTAGATAGGAGAGCGAATATGTTAGATACCAATAGTTGTTGCGGTACTTGCGAATACAGCTCATACGACAAGATAAACGGTTACATTTGCGTGAATGACAAAAGCGATTATGTTGCTGATTTTGTGGAATTTAACCATGTATGCGATGAATGGGAGGGAAAGAGACAATGACAGTAGTTTCTCAGAAAAAAGACCTCGTATTTGATTTTGATTCAAATATCTTGGCACAAAGAGACGAATACATATATCTTCACATTGACGGAAGAGACGTTGAGATTGGGAAATACGAGTCGCATGAACGCGCACAAGAAGTGCTCAGAGAGATGATAGACAAGAACGTTATAGAGGTTGCCTATTATATGCCGGAGGTGTAAAAGATGGATATTATCAAAGCAATTATATCAACGCTCGATTTTTTGCTGATCGCATTACTTTTAAGTTTTGCGATAACAGAACGAGAAAACAAAGCGCAAACAGTTGGTTTTACTTCTCTTTCCCTGCTGATTGGTTCTAACATACTTTTGATGTGGAGTTAATACATGGTAATTTATGATCCGATATTTGGTATTTGCTTTCTGCCGCAATTTTTGAGTGTGGTCGAAAGAATACATATAACAAAATCAAAGGAACCGGACAGCACCGGAGATTTACTCAATCTGGATAGTGACGCCGAGCACCAGAGCGAGAAATCAGAGCATCCGGTATAGCTTAAGTCCGCGGACAATGATTCTTGGCAGTTGGGCGTTGGCGCTTGAATCATGTTCGCGGACAAAAACATTGGGCTATCGCCAAGTGGTAAGGCACAGGATTTTAATTCCTGCATTCCGGGTTCGAATCCCGGTAGTCTAATCGGTTACATGTTGACGTTTCATGTAGCCACGTATGTTTTCCATACGTACTTGAACCCATGGCTGAGAGTTTCAGGTATTGGGTTCCTCCTTTCACCACTGGGACGATTCTGTTAAGGGCGGTGCGAGACCGTCCGGTGGTATTTGCCGCGAAGCGCGGCTGTGTAAGCCTGTATGGTTAAGTGGGAATCCTACTTGTTATTTCGTTGAAGAGCGATCCATGCAGAAGCCTATTGGTAGTTCGGGCATCTATCCCACGGTGCCTGAGCTGCCCAAAATGTAATTTCCAAAATATGTTAGGCAGTGGCGGAAAAGGTAGACGCTTAAGCATAAGACAACCACGCTTTGGTTAGGAACAAGTCATTGAATCAACAAGGCAATGAAGGAACCTGTTAAGGGTGTTACCCGTTGTGGAAAGTCGTTGTTATGCGAGGTGCAAATCCTCACCAGCCTATTTCCTGTGATATCACACAGGATAGTGCAACGCATGGCACGATAAATATGATTGCTAACCGTCTGATGGCGGTTATTGGGATTTAATTCAGTGGAAGAAGACACGGCTTATATCCGGGTTGTCGCAAGTTCGATTCTTGCAATCCCAACTGGTGATGTTGCCAGTACACCCCTAGTGTGTTTATTACAGAAATGCAGGTGCTAATCAATATACCGGTTAAACTTAGCACAGGTAACTGGATTGAGCGGTTGTCATTCAAAAGATGGCGGTAACCGCTGACTAAAAGAACCTTGCACTTAGTGTAGTGTGGAGCAAGGAAAAACGGAAACTACACGACATGGCTTGTTAGCTGAGATGGATTAGCGACAGACTGAAAATCTGTATAGGGCGGCTCGATACCGCCACAAGCCATTGAGCGGTGTTAGTAGCACCGTGCCATTCTGAAGCGCAAGGAATGGTTCGGGTAGGGAATTCCCATGCCCGGCGCGTGCAGATATAATCCTAACTGGTAAGGAAGCTGTTTGCTAAACAGTCAGTAGCCGGAAACGGTGTTTCGGTTCGAGTCCGAATATCTGCGTTTATCCTTATCTCCACTTAGTCGGGTGCTACTGCAATAGTTCCGGTCGATGGGAGACTTATGGATGGTAGTGGTATTATTGGAAACAGAAAACCCTTCCGTGATTAGAAATTGCAGATTTGAAAGCGGTTGACATGGTTTTGGCTGACAGGGTTCGATTCCCTGTGCCGCTATTCGAGGTTAATATTTACGCAAAATTGTGTGTAAGTATGATAAAAACATTGTGGAATATTTATATCAAACAAAAGACACGGAATCTCACGAGGATTCCGATTTTTGCTATGATTGGGGGCGTAAGAATGTGTGATTTTTGTCGGAATAAAAAGAAAATCATTGATGGTAAAGGAAATTTAGTCCTTTTTGGAGCTGAAAATAACATGATTTTCGACAATAGCGATGGAAAAGAGGTTGCAGGAGCCGTAAAAATTAATTTTTGCCCTATCTGTGGTAGAAAGTTGGTGGAAGAATGAATAAATTATTACAAAATATACTTTTTCAGAAACCTACAGATTGTAAATATTGCGGAATGTTAAGTTGCGGAATGCTTGGCGCGACTTACACATGCGTGAATGAGAAAAGCGAGTGTTATTTTGTTTACCCAGTTATATGCCCTAAAGAGTGTATATTTTATGAAAAGGACACGGACTCCCAGTGTAAAAACACTATTCAAACAACGCATAATGGTCAATAACGGATTTTTATTTGATAAGTGAGGGTGGTTTATATGAAACATCAAAAAGAATGGCACACTTGCGACAGGTGCGGTGCTGAAATAAAATTCAAGCCAAGACAACAGCTACAATATGTGCCGTGTGGTACATATTCAGAACCGGTAACTAGATTTACAGAAGATGAAATTTCGTGCGAGCTTTACAAAACAAGATTTTGCGGAAAACTTAAGAAAACTTATGAATTATGCCATAAATGCAGAAAGGATTTTGAGAGGTTTATGAGAAATGACTGTTAATATTGGAACCAAAACCTATGAAATGAGCCGCAAGCAGGCAAAAGCTATCCTTGGAACGGCTAAGAAACTTGCAAATTGCAACATATACGGCATTGAAAAAGGCAATGTGGTGATTATGTTGAATGAAAAGTATGAGGACGATATGAGCCTTAAAAAAGCCGTAGGGGAGTATAAAAAGAAAGGGTTCAAGGTGCATTGGAAATGAAAATAATTAGAAATGGCGATTTGAGATACGAAAGAAAGCCTTTACAGTTTGAGTGCAAGAAGTGTAAAACCGTTTTTGAAGCGGAAAAGACTGAATATGAATATTGTGGAGATCAAAGGGAAGGCGATAACTAAAAGTGTGAATGCCCATTGTGCCACAAAACAGTATATTACAGCTAAAACGAGGATTGCTGATTATCAGCGGAAAGGAAAATATTATGAAAAAATTATTCGTAAGCGTGCCGATGAAAGGCAGAACAGAGGAAGAAATCAAAGCAAGCATCCAGAAGATGAAAAAGATTGCTGAAATATACGAGGGCGAAGAATTAGAGCTTATCGACAGCTACATTGAGGATAACCCACCTAAAGACATTAAAGAAGCCGTATGGTATTTAGGAGAAAGCCTTAAGAAGCTGGCACAGGCTGATGTATTCATGGGAATATGTGAGAGCTACGATTGGAACGGCTGTTGCATTGAAATGGAAACAGCAAATAAATATGGCATTAAAGCATATACGATTCCGGCAAGGTATGTAATTGATGATTATAATGCACTTATAAACAAATTGCATCCGGTTTGCAATGAAGCAATGCCAACGATCTGACAATATATTTACCGGCTAACAAATGGAGTTAGTCGCTAACCTAGAAAAATTATAGGCAGAGGTCAAGGCACTTCTGCTTTTGCGGAGGTGCTTTTTATTTGGCTTCAAAGCAGTTAATCAATGCAGTAAATGGATATGAAAATTACATACAGAGAAAAGGCGTTGATGAACAGGTAATAGATGCATATATACAAGCCGTAGCGGTTGCCTTAAGGACAGAACATGACGTTGATTATGGGTTGAAAATATCCGCAAGGGCGAAACAACTTATAGCAAGCTATGTCAAGCAACATACAGGTGGCAGAGTTGCAGACCTAGAAGTGTATGCCGCGGAACATGATACGACATACAAGGTGCTTCAACAATTCTACGATGTTTTGATGTATGAATCAGCCTATCTTGTGGACAGCTTTTTTTATTACATTGAAATTGATGAAAAGGATCCATGGAAAAGATTTTATTTCCCGAGAAGAAAAGTGCTACAACCTGTAGTCGGAGCATACCAGGAGATTTACGATGGAAAATTGGATTTTTTGTCTGTATCTCAACCGAAAAGAACCGGAAAAACAACAGGCGGTCTGAAATTGGCGCAGATGATGGGTGGACGCGACCCGGACGGAAGTATATTTGGTGTCGGAAAAGGCGAAGGACTTGTTAAGCGATTTTATGGTGGCTTATTGCAAGGCTTTGAAACAGAAAGCACGTACAATAGATTCTTAAGTGTTTTCCCGGAAGCAACAAAGATAGGCGAAAAGGACTATAAAAGTGCTGAAAATCTATCAATCGACCTTAAAAGCAAAAATATCTTCCCAACATTTACTTGTAGACCGATTGATGGCGCAATCGTAGGATGTACCGAAGCAAATGTACTTGTCTATATTGATGACTGTGTTAAAAACCATGAAGAAGCACGAAATAGAGATAGATTAGAGTTTCTTTGCGAGAAGGTAACAGACGATGTTCTTGGTAGACGATTAGAGGGAACGCCTATTATCATACAGGGAACGAAATACAGCTTGTATGACCCAATTACGGCTTTACAAAATAAAGCTGATGAATTGGAGTGGAGATGGAAAGAAGTTGCGATTCCGGCACTTGACCCAATCACAGATGAAAGTAATTGGGAGATTTATCGAAAAGATAAAAAGGGATTGCGGAAGATATTCACAACCGTTTATTACCAAAAGGAAAGAAAACTTGTTTCAGAAGAAACGTGGGCGGCAGAGTTCCAACAGGAACCATTTGAAGCAAAAGGGCGAATGTTTGCAGAGAATGAACTTAATTATTTTGAGGAACTTCCTGTTGACCGAGAACCAGATGCAATCATGGCGGCTTGCGATAGTGCAGATAAGGGAGAAGATAGCTGCTCAATGCCGATTGGCTATGTGTACGGTAATGAGGTTTATATCGTAGATGTAGTGTTCGACAATGCCGGAACACAGTTTACCAAGCCGGAATGTGCAAATATGCTTATTAAGCACAACGTAAAGACGGTTACATTCGAGAGCAACAGTGCCGGAGAGTATTTTGGTCGAGATGTAATGGACATTGTAAAAAAACAAGGCGGAAGATGCAGTGCAAGGTTCAAATTTAATTGTTCAAACAAAATAACTCGAATGGAAAATGCGAGAGATAATATCATTCGTGATTATTATTTCCGCGATTTCAAGAAAATGGACAGGCAGAGCCAATATTACAAGTTTATGAAAGAACTTACGACCATGACAAGAAGTGGAAAAGTAAAGCATGATGATGCACCGGATTCAGTTGCTTTGTTTGAAAACGAGATGCGAAGCGGAACACAAGCAAAGGTAGAAGCAGCAGTAAATCCGTTTAGGAGGTATTGATATGACAACAAAGGACTACCTAAACCAGATAAGCAGGCTTAACCGGATGATAAATAATAAGCTGGTAGAGCTTGCACAACTTAAAGAGCTGGCATGCAGCATATCTGCTGTGTCAAACGAAGAAAGAGTTATGACAACGCCAAATTTTGACAAGATAGGAACAAAACAGGCAAAAATTGATGAAATTGAAAGAAACATAGACGCGATGGTTGATGATTATATTATCAAAAGAGATAAGATCATCAGCCAGATAGACAGTATGGAAGATGAGAATGTCTATAATGTGTTGTTTTCAAAGTACATAGAAAAAAAGACATTTGAGGTTATTGCAACTGAAATGAATTACTCCTGGAGGCAGACAATAAGGCTTCATGGAATTGCATTAAAAAGATTTGAGGAGAAGTATGGAGCAACATACTTGAAA